GGTCCTGGTGTTTTTACAGATGGAATTGAAAAGTATCTGCAAGAAAATAATATGAAATTGTTTGCTAATAAGAAACAATACGTTTGTTATAAAAATAGCGCAATGATTTGTTTTAATGACGAGTTGTTTCATAAAAATATGATACACCATTTGCAAGCAGGATCCGAATCAGATGGGTGGAAAAATGAACGCTTTCAAAGGTTGCTGTAACATATTGTGTTTATCATTTGTAAATTTTGCGAGATCTCCATAAAATGTTATAATGAATAATCTTTTTGTTTGCTTCTTGTTCATCGTAATATCCTTTATACATTTTTAAAATGGCTACGTTTTTATAAAGAATAAATTTATCATTAGTTGGTTTATTCCAAATGTGTTCAAGTTCAATGTTTCTTCTTTCGTCGCCAATAAATTTAGCAACCAAACCAGGTCCCGTCGGATCAACACAACTGGTGCCATAATATCGGTTTTTTACATTCTGTACAATCTGATTTATGCAGTTAAGACAAATTTCATTGTTTGGTTTAACTGCTATAAGAGCATTATAAACATTGTTTCCGTCAATATCTATAACCCAGTGTTCTTTTTCTGTTAATTCAATAAATCTAAATGAATTTATAGAGTCATATTTAATATCCAAGTATATTCCTCCATTCTTATATAAAATACAATAACGCCACAAATCAGCTTTATAAGCCCCCGGTATTAAAGAATCAAACGCATTCAATACACTACTATCAAAGTTATTGGCAATAAATTCTCGGCAATCATTGTCATCAAAAAGGAAATGTTCAAAACGCGGATGTTTTGCTTTTAATTTATTAACTGATTGCTTCATGAATGCTGGCAAATCTTTAGAATGCCATGTCTGATAAATTTTTAACGGTATAACGCTATTGTATGCAGACTTCTTACTTCTTTTGTAATTTATTATTCTCATTTGTTGCAGTTTAAGTGTATTTATTTTATCTATCAAACTGTTTTTTTTGTCTTCATTGGTATAAATAACTTTTTCACCATTTTTTCCAGATAACATATAAATCGCAGACAATAAAAATTTAAAAAAATAACTATTTTGTTGTTATTTAAAATATCCTACTATTTTAGATGCCTCTAAATAAATCAAAAGTAGTTGTATTTGACATGGATGAAACCATGGGTTATTTTGTTGAGTTGGGAATATTTTGGGATTCTTTGAATAACTATATTAAACTGCATAAATTAGATAACAAAATAACTATAAATCAAGACGTCTTTAATAGCATATTAAATTTATTTCCAGAATTTTTACGTCCCAACATTTTCACAATTTTTCATTTTTTAAAACAAAAAAAGCTTAGCAAACAATGTCAAGGCGTTATGATTTATACAAACAATCAAGGTCCTAGAGAGTGGGTAAATTATGTTAAAAATTATTTTGAGTATAAAATGAATTATAAAATATTTAATCACATTATATCAGCTTTTAAAATAAATGGAAAAATAATAGAATTGTGTCGTTCTAGTCACGACAAATCAATGAAAGATTTAATAAAATGCACGAAACTTCCCAAAGACACTGAAATATGTTACTTAGATGACACGTATTATCCTCAAATGAATTATGAAAATGTGTATTATATAAAGGTTAAACCATATACACACGATCTAGATTTTGATGTAATGATTCAACGATTCATAAATAGTAACACAACTCTTTCTAAGATTATTATGGAAAAGTATAACAACGACGATTTTATTGGTTTTATGAAGGAGAATATGAACAAATATGAATTTGTTTATATAGAAAAGGATGATAAAGAATACGAGATTGATAAAATCATTACTAAAAAAACAATGGAACATTTAATTGCATTTTTTAATAGGAAACCACATCAACCCGTCGCTTCTACTAGAAAAATAAGTGGGAGACAAAGCGTAAAAAACAGCAGCAGATCAAACAAGCAAAGAACAAGAAGAAATTATTATTAGCTCAAAATGGTATTTTAGATATTATATTATTTTTGGCGTCCATTAAGTACGTCGTAAGTATTTGATTAACTGCGCTAGTTGTAAATAAGAATATTCCTGCACTAAACGCAATTTTTCTATCTAAATTAGTAAAAATAATTTTTCTAAAAGGATTGAATCGCCACAATAAGAATAAGCTAATATATATTTTAACGTAGTAATCTAATTTTTCTAAATATTGTGGCGCGCTTTTAAATATTCCAACTGCAAATAATATATACAGCAAATAAGTAATAATAATAAAGACGTTAAACCAAAAATCTTGAACTTTGTATAAATTCTTTTGTATTGACATATCTTATTATATGTAATGAATAAAATAAACGCATAATTTTATTTTATTTGATTATTTATTCAAATACTAACCTATGAAATAAAGATCCACGAAATATAGTGTTTGTCTGTATATTCTCTTGTTTTTTCCATATTTCCATTATATCCTTTATAAATGTCTTTCACATGAATAAATCGTCCTATAAACCCAAAAAACATAATTGGAATTAAACATGATACTAGTCTTATATTTATTATATTTGATAAAATTTTTCCATAGAATATCCAGGTTACCATGTTACAAAATAAACTGTAAACAATTGTATGTAGAAGGATGGAAAATATCATTGGACCCAACGTCGCCGTGCCAAAAAGATGAGAGAAAGTAAGTTTGGGGTTTGTTGTGTCTAAATATAATTTTGTAAACATAATATATAATATGTTATTAGATAATTATTTAACTTACAGCAACAAAGTAATTATTGCTGTAATTTGTTCCGGACTTTGGATTTATTTTAGAACATCTGACTGTTATAAAATGATACCTCGTGGTAATATATTTCCAATTATATTTGTAATGATCTGGACTTATTTAAACTATTACGAACCATTATTTTTACCCATTGGATTACTTATTTTGATAACATATTCTTATTTGCGTAAAATTTTGAAGATGTAGCTTTGCAAAAATACAAATTAAATATTTCAACCTTTATTTAGCTTGTGTCAACTTTAACTTCATTATATATTTGCAATGTTCTGGCGCTCGCGTCCTTGGCGTCTACATAACGCGGCATCCAAAAATAAGGAACCACATTTCCTAGCCCAGGATAGTAACTTTCAAATATACCGCGATAATAATTCTTTTCGTCTGTATCTGGGCAATTATGATCATACTTTACATTAAAAATCTCTTGCGAAATAGAAATTGTTGCAACCTTTTCTTGGATAATTTCATACAAAGACCTAGTTGTTTTGCTAACGCCATCACTGAAGGCTTCCTTAGTCCTCCATAAAACGCATTTGGGTAACAATGCACTGCCATTTGAGTCCAAATAATTGTCCTCACTAAATGCGCTTCTCAGCAAAAATTTCTCGCACTGCTTATTACCCTTGTGAAATCTGAGCGATGGATGAATGCTCAAGTAGTGTTGGACCCAGGTTCTATCCAAAAATGGAGTTCTGGGCTCTAATCCATGAGATGAAATGCATTTATCAGAACGCAAAACATCAAATTTATGAATATCTCTCAAAAGACGTCTACATTCCTTGTCAAATTCAAGAGCGTCAGGCGCCGCATGCATATACAAATAACCGCCACACAATTCATCAGAACCATCGCCGTTGAAAATTACTTTTGCATAACTATTAGCTGCAATATATTTTCCCAACAAATAATTCCCAATGCTTGCTCTTACCGTGGTAGTATCATAACTTTCAATGGCGCAAATAACTTCTGGAATTGCGTCAATAAAATCCTGCTCCGTCAACAAGATTTCAGTGTGGTTTGTTCCCAGGTAATCTGCGACAATGCGAGCATATTTCAAGTCTTCCGAACCTTCTAAACCAATGCTAAACGTTTCCAATGGCTTATCAGAGTTTTGCTTGTGATACTCATTTACAAGAGCGGTAATTAGACTGCTATCCAAACCACCAGACAACAAACAAGCAATGGGTCGTTCAGTAATTAAAACCCTCTTTTTAACGGCTTCGGACAAATAATGTTGTATGTCCTTATAAACTCGCTGCACATCCACCGTGTTTTCTGAAATAACACTAGAAAACCCTGTGGAATGGTACGTGTGGTGCTCTTTTTTCAGCATCCACTTTGGAGACACTTGGTATTTCATAGTAAACTTGCTATAAGTTCCCGGTCTAAAATGTTCAACAACGTGATTTGACAATTCTTTAGAAAACTCTGACAACCCCTTTAATTCTGAAGCAAACCCATAAATACTCATCCGATCCTCTTGTTGAACCGTTTTCTGGTTTAGAGTATATAAAGGTCTAACTCCATAAGGGTCTCTAGCAACGTATATCTTTGATAGCGGTTCGTTAATGTTAGCATCGCAAAGAACAAATGCAAATACGCCGTCTAACATTTGCAGAGTTTGTTTCATCCCATACCTTTTATACAGGTGAATAATTACTTCGCAATCTGATTGCGCAACCGGAGTTACACCCATAATAGCATATAACTCTTTATAGTTATAAATCTCACCATTGCAAATAAGAGCCACATCGTCAATTATAATTGGTTGATTAGACAAATCATTCAAACCATTAATAGCTAAGCGATGAAACCCCAATAAACACTGCAATGCATGTGGCGTAATTTTAGAAAACTCCGGACCTCTGCCTTGACCTTTCATAAATTGATCGTAAATAAATTTTTGCTGAAACAAATTATCATTGTTAAGTAACGCAAATATTCCGCACATGTAGTTTCCTTATTTATTAAGGCTTTTTTTCTTTATATTGATTTTATAGATTTAGAAAAATGTAGCAACCCAAAATAAATTATATTTTAGTATATTAATGACAAGTCAAGAAGGAACGAGAGAGTGTGCCTCTCAAATAACAAATTCTATTAATACGCGAATCTATGATAGAAATATTCCATCTCATATGTTGCAACCTTATTTAAGTGTTAGACCAGTTATGACAAAATATTCTATTATGCCCATAGTTGATCCTAGAGCACCCATTAAAACGCCATTGGTTCAACAGCCAGTATATAGTACGACTGAAGTGTTCAATCCTGGAAACGCTCAAGCTCCGTGGTCTGGTTTTGCCACAAATATTAACACTGAATCTGAATTAAGAAACCAAATTTACGCGCTTCAATCTTGCAGCCAATCTGTGTATGTTCCAAGTTCAAACAGCGACTTGTATAAATTTAATTTCAAGAACGGCAACAACGTGCAACAACCTTTTCCAGGATTATTTCAAAACGAACATTTTAATTCCTTTAACCCAAATCCCGAGAATCTTGGTCAAGGATTATTTCAAAACTGCACTAGACAGCAACTTAAGGATTTAACGCCAAATGATATGTGTGGTGAAAATAAGAAACAAAAAAATAAAAAATAAGCAAAAAGTAAAAAGAAAAAACAATTAAACAGCTTAAAGATGCAACAGCATTTTCTTCAAGATAGTATATAATGACAGAATATTTAATGACAGAATTGACATTAGAATGCTTAATGAACAAAACTCAATATGCAAAGTATATTAGTCAAAGTCAGGGAAAATCAAACAACAAAATTGTAAATAAAAAAGAAAAGAAATTTTATAAAAGGCGCATATTTGATTTAACAAAGCAATTATTAAATAATGAAAAACCCGAAATGATTCTTCCAGATGTTTCTTCTGCATTTGATTCATATGCCAAAGTATGTATTGAGTATTTTAAAGCTTTAGATAAAACTGACATAATTCAGTCGGATTACGATGGATTTATTGATGAATTGGGGACGGGAAGCAATACTTTATCAGAAAGCGAACAAGCTGAACTTAATAAATTATTAATGCGTTCAATTAAAATAACAGAACCAAATGCTCTAGAAAAACTTGTAAAACGAACAACAACAAAAATATGCCAAAAAGCTCCAATTATTCCGATGCAAAAGGATATTAATTTAAAAGATCCATTATTAAAGAATAAAGGTATTCGTAAAAAGAATAATATCAATAATAAATATGAGGATTCCTCAGAGAAAAAAGAAACCGACGAAACAGACAAGACAAAATAGACGTCCTAGTAAAACGCAAAAGAATAAAACTTCATCAAAGAAGCAAACTACTAGAAGAAATAATTTATTTAGAGAAAAAATGATGAAAGAGCTAAAAACGGTAAAATTAAGATGCAGTCCTAAAACGGCTGATAAAAAATACTCTTGTTTAGAGGATGAGACTTTGTATAAATTAAAAGATTTGTGGAATGCTCGTCACACAGATTCTAAAATTGAATCAAATGATGCAAAAGATATTTGGACGCAGTTAAATGGCAAGCTAAGAGGGGTTTGCAATAAAGAATCGTGTTGGTTAAAACAAAAGTTTGTTGAAGGAAAATTAGACAAGGAATTGCATTCATCTTTTGCACCAGTCTCGCCGAAAGAGTGGAGTAAAAATCCAAATGAATGGTTGTCAAGTAATGATATATTAGAGGTTATGAAACAGTATGAAATTAAATACAAGTGCTTTGACTTTATTGGCCCGTCACCTATTGATTTTGACACGCATAAACTATACGGAGAATGTGTTTGGGAGGAATTGTGTCATTTTAACATTGAAGATGAAATTAAAAATAAACGATTCAAAATAGGAATTATATTTAACTTGGATCCCCATTATAAGGGTGGTTCTCACTGGGTGTCCATGTTTGTTAATATAAAAAAAGGTGAGATATTTTTCTTTGACAGCGCAGGCGATAAAGCACCAAAACAAGTTGTAAAATTGGCGAATCGCATTATTAAACAAGGAAAGCAGTTAAAAATTCCAATTAATTTTAAATTTGATCAGAATTATCCCATTGAACATCAATATGGCGACACAGAATGTGGAATTTATTCGTTGTATTTTATTGCTCATATGTTAGAAGATCGCCACGACAGCAAATATTTTAAAACACATGTATTAGACGACAAGTACATGGAACAATTCAGAAAGGTTTATTTTAATAAGGAACTGTAATAACCGGATAAAAGTATATAAATAATACACATTTATTAATTATATACATTAAATTTCTATGACCACCGCGCAAATTAACATAGATTTTATTACAACGGAAAATATTGAAATGCTTTGGGAAATAATTTTAGATGACGTTAAGGATAGAATAAAATCTCAAGAACAGGTTTCTAATGCGAGAGGGTTTTTTATAAACCAAGCGAAAACGTTCTTTGAAAGAGAAAAAATCGTGAAACAAAATTTAATGCAAATGAATAAAAAATTTATAGGGCACATAATGACAAGCTTTAAACAACAACCTCAACAACCACAAAAAATAAACATTTCTAATAAAGAACCGACCAATTTCACTATAGAAGATTTACATGGCGAGAAACTTACTGCATTTGAAAAGTCTCTTGAAGAAAAGAAAAACGACTTTATGAGCGCGATGTCAGTCCCTGTTCCTGAAGCGCCCAAATTCAGTGATGGTGATTTGGATAAACCGATTGGAAGTGCCATGGATGAATTAATTGCGCGAACTCTTGCTCAACGAAATTTTGATATAGAAAATATTCATAAAAGCGCAAATAAAAATGAAGTGGAGAAATGGTTAAAACCCGCAGAAACATCTGTTAAAAATGAAAAAATACAGGAAAACAAAAATTCTAAACTTAAAATGGAACAAAAACAAACGCAATATCAATACGTTCATCAGCAAACGCCGAAGCTAATACAAATTGGTCCGCCTTTGGATAAATCAGAAAAAACTGTAACGTGGGGACCAAATTCCGAATACGAATCTTCTTCAGAGGATTTAAATGGAATCAGTTTGGATATTCGTGAAATTGAATCAGTAAACAAAAATAAACCCATTCAGAATGACATCTTCTCAAAATTGAAGCCTGCAAAAGATTTGCAACCAGACGTAAAGGAAGAATTAAAAAATATACACGAACGCATAAATAGTATAGATGAAAAAATGAATACAATCTTATCTATTATAAATAAAATAAAAATTGATTAGCTTTTTATAAATAATTATAAAGACAAATAATAACAACAATTATGAGAGTTTTAAGAGCTTCATTGATTTATGTGTTAATAACTACACGCGAATGGAGTGTAACTGGTTTTTGGTCACCGTTTAAACATAAAAATAAAAGTCCAATAAAAATTAGCAAGAAAAATGAAATAACCGAAGTAAAGGAAATAACATGGGACGACGGAGAAGTGGCTTGGGAAAATATGCAAGACTACTGCGACAAAAATCAAACATATAATATTGTTAAAAAACGTCCGCTTATAAAGGCGTCTTCTGTGTATAAAACCACCCCACTATACGATGCGATTGAACTGGATCAAACAAAAATAGCGTCAATATCTGCAATTGTTAGAACAACTTACAAGGAGACATTTAACATAAACACTATTATATCAGAATTGGATAGCAAAATTTCAAACCATTACTTGATTATTCCCACAGAAGTTGTTATAATATCCATGTTAACAGGTTTAGCGATTGCTTACAATAAAACAAACGAAACTGAAAAAGACAGACTTGAAAAATTGTATATATTAACTAAACCCGAAGATTATCACATAAAATATGCAAAAATGAAAAGAATAAGCATGACTGTAATTATCATTTTATCGTGTCTAACAACAAGAAATGTTTTACCTGTTGGATAATTTAGTTTCAAATTGCAAAAAAAATTGAAACTAAAATAAGTTTTTTAAATAACTACAAACCACAAATAGCAATACAATAATGAATCTATTTATTCTCTCGTTGAATTTTGCAGAATGCGCCGAAGCCATGTTTGACAAGCACGTGAGCAAAATTATTTTGGAAGCAGTTCAGATGCTTTGTACCGCCATGCAAATTGTTGACGGTGATAATGAAATTTGTTCCAAAATTAAATTATATAAAATTGCTCATAAAAATCATCCGGTAACTATCTGGATGCGAACGTCTCTAGAAAATTATATGTGGGCATTAGACCTAGTTGACGCCATGCATAATGAATGGAAATATCGTTACAGTCACCCACCAGAAAAAATACACAAGTCATATATAATGGCAAAATATTTGAGGGAATATGCGCCAACTGCCGATAAATTCCCTCAAACAGGCTTGACGCCATTTGCTCAGGCAATGCCGGTAGAATGCAAATGTGAAGACGCCATTGAAGCATATCGCAGATACTATCAAACGCCAGAAAAACAAAAAATAGCTTCATGGAAAAAGAGAGAAAAACCCACGTGGTATCAAATACAGAAAAATTAAAACAAAAAATATATATAATATAAATTTGGTACTTACTTTGGTTTATCCTTTTCTAAAGGTGGCTAAATCTTCCTAATAACAACTCCAGCAGGAGTTTGTTCTGCTGTGGCAATTAAAATTGGGTCCACTTGGGCATTCTCCAACGCTCTATGGTAGCTATCCCAGTCATATAAATTTCCACGGGTTTTATCTATTTTACGATAAATATATTTTTTTCCACGGAACTCGTATGGTTTTCCACGCCATTCAATTTGTTTTTTATTTATTTTTGATACAGTGTCCGGTTCTTCCTTTTTATAACTTGGAACATATGAAAATGCGCTAGAAGACGGTTCACCAAATTGCAAGCAATTTAACTGTTCCTTTGCACCGCGCTTTGAATATACAGCGCAATCAATAGACGCCTCTTTTATGGCAGTTATTATCTTAGAGCTCACATCCTCTTTTATAGTTGAAATTTCAAACAACGCTTCATCACTAGTTAATGGTATGTAATCTTCCTTATCTTCCTTACCCTCTACTTGAATCTTATACGCTCGTTTGCTCTTATCCATTCTTTTCAACTCTATGGATTCGCCGCTATCAATTTGCTTTTTTGTAAACGTCATCAAATATAAAAACACTTCTACAGTTTGAAGTGCGTCAGGTAAATTTTTATGACTGCAAATGCGGCGCGCTCTACCCACAACTTGATCAACACGAGTGGGATGCCAATATGGTTCCATAATATGCACATAACGAGTGCTTCTCAAGTTAATACCTTCTGATCCAGATGCAGTAATCATTAATATTTTAATAATTTCACCCATGTGATTATTGTGGGCAATCTCTTTTAGCTCGGCTGTAATGGGTGATTTTACGTCCCAATCGCTATTATAAATATTGCGAATAATTTCTTTTTCCTCAGCTGACTCTGTTCCAGTATATAAAGCAAACATTGGTTTTCCTCTGTCTTCTTCGCTAATGTCCAAATTCCAGACGCCGCCTGCATCCTTTTTGATTTTAAACTGAGCAAAACCATTGGCTTCTAGAACCATTTTAAAGATTCCAATACCTTCAAGAGTTCTAAACTGGCTGTAAACCAAATGTAAACCGCGATGCTCGGGATCTTGAATATTCTCTAGTATGTTCAAATATTTTGGACTGTATTTTTGCAGACCTTCTGGAGATAACACGGTGTCTTCATGTTCTTTCAAAAATTCAATCGCGCGTTTAATGCGCGCCGGATAAGTTGTGTCGGCTAATTTTTCAATGGCTTCGTCGCCTTCTATTTCGCCATCCCACGCGTCTCCCTCCAAATCATTGGTTCCTTTCTTGGAAGTTTCTTTTAAAGCTTCTTCATAAACATTTTCTAATTGAGTGGCCTCTTCGCGTTCTTCTTTTGGAAGAGGGCGTCCCGGAGGTTTAGGCATAACAAAGTTACAGTATAAACGGGAGAAAATGCGATATGTTGAAGTGGGATCTTTGTAAATTCCATTTTCATCCATCGCTCCCTTCTTTTTCTTAGAATTCTTTTCTTGTTTTCTCTCTTGAGCGCGAGCTGCTTCGTAAATAGTGAATTGATAATCGCTCATTGGTATTTTAATGACGTGAAAATCAGTAAGCTTTTCATATCTAGGCATAAGAGACTCTTGTGCGCTTCTGAAATAAGACGTTAAACCAATAATGCGACGCTTGAACAATTCCATATTTTTGGTTTCTCCAGAATCGGCTTTAATAAACATATCAACAAAATCGTCAAATTTGTCTGGAAGAGCTTTTTGATAATTAATTTTAATTCCTGCAGTATTTGCGCTGACTCCAGCGTTTTCCAAAATACTAATAACTCTGCGTTCAAAATCGGCGTCGCTAATAGTTCCACGTTCTTCAATGTGCACTTTGCCTTTATCATCTTTATACTCCTTCTTTTTGTTAGTGACTCCTTGATAACCAGTATCTTCTTTTACTTTATTTTCAAATCCAAAAGGATTTCTTGTAATTGTTACTACTTTATCTTTGGAATAGTCCAAATAATCTAATACTTTTTCTCTCGCGAATATTTCCTGTAACTTCTCTTTGCCAATAGATTGTCCGGAACGGACATCAAGTGGTATTTCCCAAGTCTTTATATAACCGCGCAAAATGTTGAAAAGTATTCCAATTTCGTTGGGATAGTTAATAATTGGCGTTCCAGATAATAAAACAACCCTCGCATTTTTAGCGCTTAACAATAACTCGTATAAAATGAGTGCCAATGAGTAGGGAACTCGTTCTTTTTTTCCAGTTCTATCTANAGGAATTTCCTTTTCCTTTGCAATCTTATTTACAATTCTACTAATAAAGTTGTGNGCTTCATCAATGATAATAACCGACTCGTCAAATATATTTGTTTCAAANTTNTTTGTCATNTCTTTCAATTTGTCTCGGCGCAAACCATTGTAATTAATAAACTTGTATTTATACTGAATCATTTCATCAAGTTGGTCGTCTAAACTTTTAATTTCTGCTGGTTCCAAAGAGTCATAGTTGCTGGGTTTTGTAGTGTTTATTAACCACGCTCCCTTTTTTCTGTTAATATATTCAACAGACAAGTTGAGCACACTTGACAAAGTATCAATGGCTTCAGGATGATCTCTCGTTGAAATCCACTGCCAAAACTGATTCTTCTTATAAATTGGTTCGCCGTATTTTTTCAATTCTTCCATATAGTTTCTTCTCAAAGACGCAGGAGTCATCACAATAACCTTTTTATTACTCTTGAAACCCTCTGCAATTGCAATAGATGATAATGTTTTTCCGGCACCCAATCCATGGAAAAGTAAAAGCCCACGATAAGGCGTGTACAAATTCAAGTAATCTCTAACTAATTTTTGGTGAGTCAAGAGAGAAAATTCTCCTGACGAACTTTGACCAATATTATCGCAGGATATGTCAGAGGTTTCGTCCATCACTTCATCGCGATACGTGCTAAACATGGAGTTAATAAAGTTAACAAATTTCTCCCTATTATTCATGAAATAACTGGAAACTTTAATGTTCACGTGAGGTTTTTTGGGAGGCAGACGAGATATGGTCTCAACTTTGTCAATATCAACCCATTCTTCAGGAGGTACAAGAATCACCCCTTTTGTGGGGCGTTTGGTACGACGTTTTTTTGGGCCTTGCTCTTTTTCTTCAATTACTTTTTCTTTCTCACCTTGGTCTTCTTTTTCTTCTCCTTCTTTCTCTTCTCCTTCTTCCTGACCTTGAACAATAGGCATGCCTTCTTCCTGCAACCGAAATAATATCTTTTTAGTAATTTTCTTTGCCTTTTTCTTTTGAGGCTCTTCTTTTTCTTGCTCTTCCTGAACTGCAGTTAATTTTACAGTTGGTTTTACAACGGTTTTATTTAATTTGCGTTCTTGTAATTTGTTAAATAATGTTTCTCTGTTAAAACCCGTGTCAGTTCCACGTTCATCAACTATAGTTACCTTACTTATTTTAACCTTTTCTGGAGCAGTTGGAAGAGGAACAACGACGGCGACTTTTTCGTGCTCTTCTACAACTGGTTTTATTCTTAATTTTACTTTTAATGATTCTAAAGGATTCATCGCTTATATAAAGTGAATATATAAAACTTTATGCGGAATAAGCGTTAATTTTTTGCAAGGCTTCGCTGCAAGCAATTTGTTCAGCCTTTCGCTTGATTTTGTGTTGTCCTTCACCTAGAAAAATTAACACCTTCCCAAGTTTGGCAATCCATTCTTGAATTTCTTTGAAGGTCTTTACGTGGTCAATATGTGTTGCATTGTGTATGCTTACCGCGTGTATAGGCTGACCAATGCACAAATATACACCCATTTTGTAGCCATTTTCAACGTCGTGATCAATCTCTAAATAGTGTGGAGTGACCTTGAATTCTTTTTGGATTTTAACTTGTAGTATATTTTTATAGTTGTCATCATTTTGAATAAGCGCAATCCAGTCTATGTGCTTTTCAAAAATGTTTTCTACAAACTTTTGCGCGATTTGAAAGCCGGGTCCAGTAACAAATATGTCTTGAAACCATCCTTCTTCATCCTTTACGGATATCTTATTGAAATCTAGAAACAAAGCTCCTAAAAACGACTCAAAAAGACACCCAAGCTTCTTTAGATTTGTTCTAATTTTTTTTTCCTCTGCATGTTTTGACAAAATTAGCCATTTATTTATATGCATTTCCATGGCAATTTTTCCAATAGCCTCGTTTTTAACAATAGCAATTTTCTTTTCAGTCATAAACCCTTCATTTTCTTTAGGAAATCTTCTATACAAATAATATTTTGTAATAAGCTCAAGAACACCATCACCCAAAAATTCTAGCCGTTCATTGGACTTTGTTTTCAAAGTCATGCAATCAGGAGGACGCTCAACAATAGTAATATTCTGCGCTAGATTTTCCAAATGAGGTCGCTTAGTATACGATCGGTGAACAAAGGCTCTTTTATACAAGTCAATATTGTTTACCATTCCAGGTACACCATATTTAGTGAGAATAGATTGAACATCATTCAATGTAATCTCCACATTTAGGGGATTATATGGGTTAAAAATTAGCCCATCTTCTCCACTTACAATATCATCGTCATGAAGAATGTTCTTTTCAAGGGGTTTGTCTTCCATAATTAATTATTAATGCGATATATTTAAACCATTTAGATAAATATTATTTTCCCCAATCAAATAAAAAAATAAAATATTTAGGGTATATATAAATGGTAGGAATGCAAACACCCTCTCGCCCCACTACTAACACCACTGCCGCCAGAACCTGTGAAAGTGGTGGTTCATGCGGTGGTAACAAAAAAGCCGGTTTGTGGACAGGTTCACCTTATATGAGCGTTTTTAACATCGGTAACCATTACACTTACAGAATCCCTCAGAGACAACCCACGTTATTATTCTCGTTAACCAATACAACGAGAAACCCTGTGCAATACAAGAGAAACGGATATTACAGCAATCCTATGATGTAATAAAAATATATATTGTAATAAAATCATTTAATAACTTAACGCTTTAGTTATTAAATGATTATTAAAATTGATAATCGCGAACACGAGCTGCTACGTTTGTGCAAACATTTTATAGAGACTGGTCCCATTTACAAAGAATTGAAAATTGTAGTTGAAGCACTTCCTCTTGGCGATGTCATCTTATGCAAAGATGGTTCAGAGAATATTATTATTGAGAGAAAAAGTTTAGGAGACTTATCGTCTAGCATAAAAGACGGACGTTACGAAGAGCAAAGTTATAGATTAAATGGTCTTCCTCATCACAATCACAATATTATGTATTTAATTGAGGGAGATCTAACGAGAAGTAGCGCTAACTCGTTTAATTCATTTAAAGACCGGGTGGATAAAACTACTTTATATTCTGCCATGTTTTCTCTCAATTATTACAAGGGGTTTTCGGTTTTGCGAAGCATGAATACAGAAGAGTCAGCTCTGATGATTTGCAATATGGCTTATAAGTTGAATAAATCCGCCGATAAACAAGGGTATTATTCAAATGCAAATACCAATGCTTTTTCTCTCGCAAATGAAGAACAACCAACCACAAATGCCTTAGAACAACCAGAGAAAGAAGATTCTTATTGCAATGTTATTAAAAAGGTGAAGAAGGAGAATATTACTCCTGAAAATATTGGCGAGATTATGTTGTGTCAAATTCCAGGAATTAGTTCTACAAGCGCAATTGCGGTTATGAAGGAATTTAAGACGATTCAAAATTTAGTGGCAAAAATTAACGAATCGGAAACTTGTTTAAAGGACATTAGCTACACAAATGCCAAGGGACAGTCGCGCAGAATTAATAAAACTGTGATTGCCAATATTATAAAATTTTTAAAGGGTTGAATTAGGGAAAATATTAAGGAATAAAATTAAGGAAAAAATAAAATTAAGGAAACTTTTAATTAAAGAATTATTTTAAATTTTTTTTCTTTGAGTAATATGGGGGAGTAACTCAGTCTTGGAAGAGTACCGTTTTTTTAAGCGGAAGTCAGCGGGTCGAAGCCGTTCTCCCATTTATCTTTTTTTGAAAGATAAGTGGGGTTCTTTGCATGAAAGACGTGATATATTTAAAATTTTTTTCTTTTCAGAGTAATATGTTAGCCCCCATTTATCTTTATTGAAAAATAAATGGGGGAGTAACAGTTGGGTTAGAGTACCGCTTAAAAAAGCGGAAGTCAGAGGTTCGAATCCTCTCTCCCCACATTTATCTTTTTTTGAAAGATAAGTGGGGGGATATTTTTTGTAAATATGAAAAGGCGCTGGTTCAATTCCATTATCAAAAAATGGTCGCGCTATGAGAAATTCTATTCTACCTCGCCTAATAATATAAAATTTTAAATACTATACGTCCTATTTATTTTTCAGTAAAGATAAATGGGGCGCCCATAGTGGTTAGTCTATCCTCCGGGATAGCGTGTGAAGAGTTGTGAAATTTTTTAAACCGATACACAGCAATGCCAAGGCAGTATTGCCGGAGCGCCGCAATATCCGATTGTCAGGTTAAATTGTAGGAGTTCGTGTTTAATGGTGGACGTCCACCACCGGTTAAAATCCGGAAATTTAGAATTTTCCACCGAGGGAAGTCGGTGGCCGCTTGCATGTGCAATATTGAGATTGCGGGACAATTCAAACATACAGCAAGTGCGAGTCTTGCTGCGCCTCCAACGTATAATATAATAATTATACTTATATTATATTTTATTATACTATATTAATACTATGTCAAACCACGTTTTAGTTTCATCTGCTCAAATGCGCGATTTAATTAATTCCAAAGAAGGAGTTTTAAACGTGCAAAGAAATGCATTAGTTAAATGGATTCAAAGTTATAGAATGGCCAAATTAAATAAACAACAGCTAATGCCGTCTGTTGCAACAATTTCCGCGAATGATTCTCTTGCAACAATGTCTGCAAATGATTCTCTTGCACCAATGTCTGTAAATGATTCTCTTGCAACAATTTCTGCAAATGATTCTGTTGAAACGATCTCTGCAAATGATTCTCTTGCAACAATTTCTGCGAATGATTCTGTTGAAAACATTACGTTTACTGTTGGTAAAGACCCAGAATATTATCTTCCAAAATTTCCTAAGAGACCATTCAATTTAACTCTTTTGGGAAAATATTGTGTAGTTAGAAGTAACTTTAATAATAATAAATACATACATTCTATTAGGTTTCCAGATACTCTATTAAGAATTTCACCATTTGCCTTTTACAATTGCGAAAATCTAAAAGACGTTTATATCGGTAAGAATGTAAATAAAATTTATGATACAGCATTCAAAAGATGTCCAAACGTTTATTTTCATGTTAGTGAAGAAAATACTAAATTTGCTTCATTAAACGGAATGCTTTTTAGCAAAGATTATACCAAATTATTAAAAGGGGTACCTTTGTTGTTTAATAAAAAAAGAAAAGAATTTATTGGGGGAAATAATTTAGAAGTACCAAATCATCCAGGTAAATTATTGTGGGATCATATTACAAGGTTTGGTAGTTTTGCATTTCCAAGAACTGAAGAGATAATCGGCGGATACTTTAAATCAATTATTGAGATGCCACCCAATTTAAGAAGTATTGGAGATTCTGCTCTTGATCTTTTATGTATTAGTGGAAATTTAACTTTAAAAACCCCTAAACATCTAAATAAATTATCTAGTTATTTGTTTAAAAATTTATCAAATGCAAAGAAATACAAATTTGAAGACGAATGTAGAGCTACCCAGAATATAAATGAAGTTAAAAAGTACGGTAGGCATATCCGCGGTTTTGGTATTTTTAAAGAAATTCCAACAAAAATAATAATTTCAAAGAGCGTAAATATTATTAGTGAAACTGCGTTTGATTCTTTTTATGGCGTTGTAAAAGTTGACAAACGAAATAAACATTTTTCTTCTGAAAATAACGCAATATTTAATAAAGATAAGTCAACGTTGTTGCGGTACATATCTCTGCACGAAGGTACCAAATTAACAACACAATTTACAGTTCCTTACGGTGTTGCTAATATTGGAGACTATGCATTTTATAATACTTTGGTGGAGGAAATTAGTATTCCTGAAACAGTTAGAAATATTGGGGTTGGTGTCTTTAGTGGGTGTAAAAATCTTAAACGCATTAATTTTTCGCCAAATATTAAATTGCGCAAATTTGGAACATTTAATTTTTACAATTGTTATATAAATAGATGCATAGAAATTATGTCGTCTCCTAAACATAAACATTGGACTGACAACAATTTTGGTAATATATTTTTATATGCAGGAAGCGCAAAAATAACTAATTATGTAGACGGCGTGGGTTTGATTCCAGACACAAAAGTCATTAGAGAGGGTGACAAGATAGTGAAAAATGTATTTAAAACAAACAAGATTGACTTAAACTTATTAATTTATTTTAGTAATAGAAAAAGAATTTGTTATCCCCAAAAATCCATGAGTCGTGATGAAAATCCAAGTTTCAGCAATTTATACAATGAAACTGTAAATGAATACAAAAAAACCGCCAAAGAATTATATGAAAATGGCGAAAAACGAGATGAAACTGTAAAAAGAAAGGCAACTATAGTTGCAATCATATATGCAGCGGTAAATTCTGTGTTAAATGATTTAGATAAAAATGATTTTAATTTTGGGTTAATCAGATTTTATAATTATGATCAAGCAGTTAGAAAGGCATTTAAAGAGGCAAATAATGCAATAATTAATATGAATATCGACAAAAAAATGTATAATGCCGCATACAACGCGGCCTACAACATGTATATGACAGAAGAGAAGTATTCAGAAGAGAAGTATTCAGAAAAAAAAAAAAACAAAAAACAAAAAAACCCTACTAAAAATTTAAATACATTTGCAATTGCAGATGGAACTGGGGTTATGAAAAATTTCTTTGAAATAAATATTGGCAAAATAGAGTGGGCTGGGCTGGAGGACGGCAAAAACCTTGCAGACATTAGAGTTAAATTAAAATATAGGAATAAATGCATTATTACCAATAATAGAGATTATCCGTTAACAAGCAAAACAAACTACGAAATAATGGACGAAACGTGCAATACTATTGTAAAAGTAGTAAAAGACGCCGGATTTATTGTTAAAGGACCAATCAGCGTTCCAAATAATGTACTATTAAAGAATTTTTATGCTAATTATCATCTAGAAAAAAAAATCAGAAACAATCATCCATTAATTAGTTTATCAAGATTTCCTGCTAGACGTAGTGCACACAATGGGTCAGTCTTTGATGAGGAGTGGGATAAGAGTGATCCCAACAATAATAGTAGTACCCTAACTGGATTTCCTAATTTCGGTAGAAAGGATAAGGGTTATGGATACGTATACAGTAAAACACTAAAGAAACCTGAGCTTAATGATGCAGAATGTAGGAGATTTTTCTTCGCTACTGGAGGAAGAGATGGTTGCACGATCGCACCATCATCAATTTATATAATAGAACCAACCAAAAAAACTATAGAATTATTAACAAAATTTAGACATCCCGTTGCAGATATTATTGCAAATTGGAATAAAGATGAATGCGAATATATTAAAATACGTATACAACCAAAGAATAATAATGTTATTAGATGGTATAGAGAAATCTACAATGGGAAGCCGGGGCGAGGCGACTATGTGTTAAGGACTTATCAATTAAGAGTATTTGTTGAAAGAAAAATTATAAAGATTGTTAATCAAAATGGCGCGCTTGCCGTACATGGTCCATTGTACGGAAATAATGAAAATATGAGAATGACAGGAACCAATTTATTAAACAGCAGGTACGTTGACGAAACAACCAGAGAAATAGTTAAAAAAGAGACATTTATTAATCGTTTTATTGACATAAGCGGTCTTAACTCTGAGAAAGGCGTAAAATTTATTTCTGGAAGTGTCGGGCCTGGCGACCCTGCAGGCCAAGACTTTTGGGCTATTGAAATAGATTCTAAAATAAGTGCTTCATTTTCATGGTATTTACCGAAAAATGGCTGAAAATAATTTTATTAAAGTAAAAATAAATATCGCACCAGTTTGCTAATATTTTTATATTTTCTATAAACAATTTTTGTTAGAATCTATACTTTTGGGGTACCGGTGGACATAGCTGAATTATTCACTGTCATTTTTCCAAAAAGGGCTTATAATAAAATAAATATACTATAATATAGTATATTTATTATATAAATGAACGAAGATTTGATCAAACTTATAGGAATCGTTGTCATCATCGGATTTTTAGTATATTTAGTGGCAAAATCAATGAGATTGCACATGAATGTTATGGAAGGTTTAACAAATCCAACAAGTTCATCAAGTGCCAACGGTGTCGGTGCATCTGCTTCAAATTATGCAACAACATTAAAGAATCAAGTAACTCAATTGCACAATGACACATTGCTTTTAAACAACAAAGATTATGTTAAGGAGTATGGAAATATTATTCTTTCAATGGACGATTACATTAATGCTCTCATGTTAAAAACGGTGTTAAATATGGACGTCACAGCTGATAATGCAGATAAAAATATTAGTGCAATGAAGACGTTAAATGAATTGAATGCAGCCAAGGCTTCATTAAATAATGTGTTGAAATACGTTGATTCATCATAATTTTTCAATCTCTTTATTAAAATAAGCACCGAAATGTCTGCAATTATGAGAATAAACATTAAATGATGCATCCCATTTTTCTATGATATTATTTACACGTTTATCGCCGAATTTTTTTAAGCATTTTTTGTAATCTGGATTTTCCATTACGAGTTTATGCCAATCTTCTATCAGATTTTCTTTGGTAGTTTTTTCAATATGAATTACGCGGACAATTCCGGGTAACTTGTATCCCAAAAACATCTTAATATATCCAAATGCATCTGGCTGTTGTTTTGGAGTATAATCAAAGACATAAACATTGTTTAAATTATTTAGATTAATAGGTGAATCAATTTTTGAGGGATTAAATTTATGTTTGCAGAGGCACGGAGGCTTTTCCTTTTTAACCGTTACAACATTGTGAAGTTTTAATTCTGGTAAAAAAGAAACAACCGCAGAATTAAACATTTTTGTATGATATGAATGCGAAAAAAATGAAAGAAAGTTGAAAAAGCATAATGTAATTAACGAGAAATTTATCATTAATTATATTTTATATTATGAAAAGCAAATAATAAAAGAAAAATATCTTATTATTAAATGGCTATGCTAACTTCGTTTCCGGCGTAATATCCACTATCAACGAGATGCTGAGTATAATCTTGACCACCCCAATTAGGATCCATGGGGTCAGGGCTAAATAACAAATTTTCTTGCTCAGCGTTCATTTGATCAAGTGGTGTAGTTGTTCCTTGATAAAAATCGGTCTGATCATAAGCTGGGTAAGAATTTTTATTATACGGCATATCGTTGCGCGTTGCATCAATCAATAATGTGGGGTTTGGTGGCCTTGGAATGGTTGGAGGCAAACCGCCTTGCAAATCTGTTGGGCTAGGACGAATTTTATAAACTGAACTTCCTTGCGCGTCAAATGTGCTTTGTAAATAAAGAACAGGGCAACGAATTCCCTGGCTGCGTTGCCAATCCATAAACTCCACATAATCTTCTAAATTTTCAAACTCAACTGGATTTACTCCAGGGACTTGAGCCACTTTAGAGTTGTATAAAAAATAACTGCTTCCTTTTTGAACCAAAATATCAGGACATCTAGAATTGCTAATATTTGTTAAACCTTCCATAAATTTAGATGGTCTTGTAGCAACACAATAATAGATTCCTGCTAAAAAACTAACAATAATTAATATGTATAACGGAGTATTCATTATATATATATTAGAATGCGATAAAATTAAATAAAAATACTGAAACTTTTATTTTCTGCTTTTATTTTATAATGCAGTTTAAAAAACCATTCATATATATAGATCCGTTGCTGTCAAACCACGATAATCTGGTAGAAGACTTTAACAATGATGTTAAAACCGGAAAACATGTATTTTTATTCTTGTTTATGGATGGATGTGGACCATGTAATGAGACTAAGCCAAAATGGAACAATATTAAAAAGTATTTGAAAAAGGAACACTTACATAAGAACGATGTGATAATAGCTCAAATAAATCAAAAACTTTTTAGTGGTTTAAATGGAGTTGGTTCGGAGCCAATGGGTTATCCTTGTTTGCGTTATGTTAAATCTCCAACTGTAGAAGAATACGAGGATTCTAGTATTCAAAATAAGGATAGAAGCTCTGAATCATTTGCTGCGTGGGTTGAGTCAAAGTTGAGAGAAGGAAAACACAAAAGCAATAAACAGAAAGGTGGCAAACGAAGAACAAATCGCAAAGGAGGAAAATGGTCATTAAAATATAAAAAAAGCATCAACTGCAGAAGACCCAAGGGTTTCTCTCAAAGACAACACTGCAAATACGGCAGAAAAACGCAAAAGCATCATTAATTAAAATTATCTTGAGAATAACCTATTATAGCACAGGCAATTCTTTTTCCTGCGTTCCCATTTTTTAGACTTGCTTCATCTCCACCTAATCCACAATCGTCTTCGTCTGCATGAATAATTAATCCTCTTCCTATAATATTTGCCTTTGAACCGCGCAATTTAATAAAATCGTCCAACATTTTATATTTGGCGCATCCAGTTGAATCTGTTTGCAAATTACCTAAATCTCCAACGTGTCGCTCTTTTACACCAGGACAACCATGATTTTTGTCATATGGATTAAAGTGTGCGCACATACTTTCACAATGATTTGTTAAATCTCCGGATTCATGAACGTGAAATCCATGTAACGCATTTTTCTTAAGACCTATAATGTTAATATCAATATTTACATTTCCATTTTTTAAATCCTCTGTAAAAATAACTGTTCCTTTTATTTTTTTCCCATCAAAAACAGCAATTGCTTTAATTGGCTTATCTTTATTCATTTATATATTTTTATATAAATTAATATTTATTTTATTCCGCAATCTAACGTTTCTTTGTAAACGCCTTTCTTTTATTTTTCCTTTGGGTTTTTTTTCTTCTGGTTTTTCTGGTTCTTCTAGTTCTTCTGCCTCCCTTTTTTCCTTTCGCAAGTGGCATCATTCTAGGAACTTTGTGAGCTAATGGTGGTCCAGGATTTATAATTCTACACAATTCCACATTGCTTGGTGTGCGATTTTCTGGAGCGCATATATCCACGCGATATTGTGGCGCGGTTGCCATATAAAGTCGCAAACAACCAGCGACGTCAACAAGAGCGCTGTGTGTGCGACCATTTATTTGCTGACCAAATAAAGCGATGTGGCCTTCCTCAAGATTAGGATTCTTTGGAGAATATGCCTTTGCGTAATATTCTTTTCTTTTTACGTCATACATTTTTCCATCTTCTGCCGACACTTTATCAATAACAACATTTTTCTCAGCATCTCTCACGTATTTGTATGGCCACACTCTAGCTTGAGCCTTTGCTAAGTATTGAGTGTCAACAACTTCGGGAGCAGATTCTGTGTCAAGGCCTCTTAACTTTCGGTAAGCGTCACGATACATCTCTTTTTTAGCTTCGCTAATTTCTGCATCACCAATTAAACGCAGTAATTCGGCGCACACAACGTTTACATCATAAGGAGTGTTGTGAGCAACAAGCGCTCCAGTTCTGTTATAAGCTGCAATAAATTCATCCATAGCAACATCAATGGGTCGTCCTTCTGTGCGAGATCTCTCGTCGGTTACCCCATGGACATCAACAGATCCTTGTGGAATAGGGTATTGACTTTCTTTAAGCTTAACTATATCATTTCCTTCTTCGCTTTGTGCAACAATTTCCATGGTTACAGGATTGTATAATATAAACGCTAATTGAACAATAATGGGCCAATTATCTAAATTTGACGCTTCGGTGACACTGCTTTCGCCTCCTGTGCCAAGACCTGTTGTTTCTGTGTCAAATACTAATATGAGTGGTTCACTTGCCATAATGCGTATATAATAAAGTTATATTATTTTTTGTTATTTTGTTTTTGTTATTTTGTTATTTTTTCATTAAAAATTGAACTTAAAAATTTCGCAATATATTATTGCATAAGTAACTAAACAAGATGGAACACGTTTTCAGACTTTACGATTTTAACGTTTATAATAAAAAAGGAGAAGCCAAAGAGGAATCCGGAAGTGACGAGGAATCTGTTGCTAAATCTGACGCAAACAATTTTGTTATCCAAATGTTTGGAATTAACGAAAAAGGCGATTCTTGCTCAATCCTCGCCGAAAATTTTAAACCTTTCTTTTATGTGAAAGTAAGCGACAACTGGACGCAATTCACAAAGTCGTCGTTCTTGGAACACATAACCAAAAAACTAGGCAAATATTATGAAAATTCTATTAGTGATTGTAAGATTATTAAACGAAAGAAGCTTTATGGTTTTGATTGTGGAAAGGAGCACAAGTTTATCATGTTCCAATTCACCAATTTGCAAGCGTTTAATAAGGCCAAGAATTTGTGGTATAATGCAGATCGTAAACTTCTTGAATCCGGTTTGATTTACGCCAACACTCCAACTTATTTGTATGAAGCAAACATCCCACCTTTGTTGCGTTTCTTCCACATCAAAGAGATTAGCCCTTCTGGCTGGGTCGCTCTACCAAAAAAGAAAACTGTTGAAGTGAAAACGAACAAGGAAACTACGTGCAAATATGAGTTTACAATTGACTATAAAAATATTTTACCACTAAATGAAAAGGAAACTCCAGTTCCTTACAAGATCTGTAGTTTTGATATTGAGGCCAGCAGTAGTCATGGGGATTTTCCTATACCTATTAAATTTTACAAGAAGTTGTCTACAAACATCATTGAATATTTTGAAAAGTTTTCAGAGCTAAGTCCTGAAATATGCGAAATTGACTTAAGGCGCATAGTTAGAAGGGCATTTGGTTTTAATACAGAAGACAAGGAGATGAACTTGATAGATCTTGTGTTTCCCAAAAAGAAACATGTGCCAAAATCTGAAGACGAAGTTTTGGAAATGATTGATTCCTGGCTTAAAACACCCCTAGAAAAAAAATCTAATGAAGCTCTCAGCAATCAATTGAAGATTGAGTCAATGTTTGAAAATATAAATAATGACGAGGAAGAAGATGCCGCTGCATCATTTCCAACAAAAGGCAAGACCAAAAAATCTGAATCTAAAAAATATATGGTGGCAGACGTTCTGTGCGATAAAACGCTAACAAGAGAAGAGAAACTCAATCAGATTAATATGTCATTGTCGGATAGAAATTCTCGTGTGCATCCGTTTCCAGAATTGGAGGGCGACAAGGTTACGTTTATTGGTTCAACGTTTCTAAGAGCTGGCGAAAAGGAACCTTACTTGAATCATTGCATTGTTCTTAACACGTGTGGAAAGGTACCTGTTGATAATTGTGAAATTGAATCCTATAAAACAGAAAGAGAAGTTTTGCTAGCATGGACGCGGCTAATTCAACGAGAAAATCCAGACATTGTCATTGGATATAATATATTTGGGTTTGATTATGCATTCATGTTTAATCGCGCGCAGGAAAATGGTTGCGTCCGAGAATTCTTAAGGCTGTCTAAAAATAAAAACGAGATTTGTGGCGAGGACCCATTTAATCCAAACACTTATAAGTTGGAGGAAACAAGTCTTAAGATTGCAAGCGGTCAACACGATTTACAATATATTAAGATGAATGGTCGCGTTCAGATTGATTTGTATAACTACTTCCGACGAGAAGAGAATTTGACATCTTACAAGTTGGATTATGTTGCTGGTCATTTTATCGGCGATTATGTGAAATCATTTGAATCCTCGGTTGCAAAAACGACTACGGTCTATAGTGGAAATCTAACTGGTTTATTGGTTGGAAGCTATGTTCATTTTGAGGAGATTGGGCATTCCGTTGACTATTATAGCGATGGTGCCAAATTTTCAGTTGTATCTGTAAATAAAGAAAACAAGTCGTTTGTTGTATCAGGCATAGTTTCGCCAGACATGACCAAAAAAGTGAGATGGTGTTTGGCAAAGGACGACGTGACTCCAAAAGACATCTTCAGAATGACAAATGGTACAGATGATGACCGAGCGGTTATCGCGAAATACTGTATACAGGATTGTAACCTAGTTCATTATTTGTTAAATAAGTCTGACGTGTTAACCGGATTTGTTGAGATGGCTAAGATTTGCAGCGTTCCAATTAGCTTTCTGGTCCTCAGAGGCCAAGGCATTAAGCTGACGAGTTATGTTGCAAAGAAATGCAGAGAAAAGCGCACATTAATGCCTGTTATTGAAAAGTTGGAAAGCGACGATGGATACGAGGGGGCAATTGTTTTGGATCCAAAGTGCGACTTGTATCTGGACAATCCGGTTGCTTGCGTGGATTATGCTTCGCTGTATCCATCCTCAATGATTAGCGAAAATTTGTCACACGATAGCAAGGTTTGGACTAAGGAGTATAATTTGAAGAATGAGTTAATCACAATAACTGGAGAAACAGACGATAAAGGAAACTTCCTTTACGACAATTTGCCAAACCATGAATATGTTGACGTAACATATGACACGTTCAAGTATGTGCGAAAGACGCCTTCGGCTGCAGCGGAAAAAATCAAGTCAGGATATAAGATTTGCAGGTTTGCACAGTTTCCAGATAATGCGAGGGCAATTATGCCTGCTATTTTGGAGGAGCTTTTGCTCGCAAGAAAGACTACAAGAAAGTTGATTCCACAACAAACGGATGACTTTATGAAAAATGTCCTTGATAAGAGACAAATTGCATACAAGTTAACTGCAAATTCTCTTTACGGACAATGTGGTGCAAGAACAAGCACATTCTATGAGAAAGATATTGCAGCGTCAACGACTGCCACTGGTCGTTTATTGCTAACGTATGCAAAAAAGATTATTGAGAATACCTATGGAAACCGAATTTGTGATACGTCTAAATTTGGAAAAGTTCTAACAAAAGCTGAATACATATATGGTGACACGGATTCGGTATTCTTTACATTTAACTTGCACACTCTAGACGGACAACCAATTAGAGGAAAAGATGCTCTAGAAATTACGATTGAATTAGCACAAGAAGCCGGACATTTAGCGTCTAGTTTCTTAAAGAATCCGCATGACCTGGAATACGAGAAAACATTTATGCCATTTTGCCTGCTTTCAAAGAAGCGTTATGTGGGAATGCTTTATGAGCACGATCCTGATAAGTGTAAGCGCAAAGAAATGGGAATTGTTCTTAAGCGGAGAGATAATGCACCAATTGTAAAAGATATTTATGGAGGAATTATTGATATTTTGATGAAAAAAAAAGATATTAAACAGGCGACCGAGTTCTTGAAGTCATGTCTGAAAAACATTGTAGAGGAGAATTATCCGATGGACAAGTTGATTATTACCAAATCTCTGAGGTCTGGTTACAAAAACCCGAAGCAAATTGCTCACAAGGTTTTAGCGGATAGAATTACAGCCAGAGATCCAGGAAATAAGCCAAGTTCAGGAGACCGCATTCCATTTGTCTACGTCCATCATCCAAATAAGAAGGCATTACAAGGTGAAAAAATTGAGACTCCGACTTACATAAAAGAGAACAATTTGAAGATTGACTATTCGTTTTATATTACAAATCAAATTATGAAGCCGGTGCAGCAGGTGTTTGCGCTAGTCCTAGAGAAAATGTGGGAGATGCAGAACAAGAAATCAAAGATTGCAAAATTCAGAAGGGACGTTGAGACTTTGCAAAGGACAACGGATCCAGAAAAATTTGAAGACAAGTTGGAGTCAATGAAGAATAAAGAGGTAAAAGCTCTCCTATTTGACGAGTTCTTGAGAGAAACAAACAACCAAAAAGAAGGAAACCAATCGCTCTTGAAGTTCTTTAAGTAGGTTAGAAATATATATTATTCGCGAAGCTTTTATTTTAACGTTTGAAATAATTTTTTATCTATGAAAAATACTTAAAAGTAAACGCAGTTGTTATATATTATGAAATACATAACCACTATTATCAAAAAGTTTATTCCGAAAGAATTGCCCAAACCTCTTGGTAGATGGAGGATGGAAAATTGCAACACACAAATAAACAATAAAATAGATTTATCAAACGAAGATCACTGCGGTCCTTGTGGACAATATGCGTTAGAGAAAATAGAATCAAAAAATGATGCAAAAAATGATGCAAAAAATGATGTTAATTTAAAAAAGTAGGTTAGAAATATCTATTATTTTGCTTTCTCCCTTGCGAATAAAATACTATTTAATTATATTATATTATGTTTGAAAAAATAACTCTTAAACAAGCAAACGAAGGTATGAATCAAACAATTAATTATGAAATTGAAAGAGATTATAAGGGGAAAAGTAATGTTGCTGATTGCGTTAATAAATGCAAAAAACATATTAAATAAAAAATTGATCAAAAGATTTAAAAACAATTTGTTATTATTATAACAATGATGCAAGGGATTATTAATAAGAAAAACGCTCTGAAGGATTTATCAGACGAACAGTTTGAGACATTGCTACCAACTTTGGCGAATGAATTGGAAGCCAATGGAATTATATATGACACCTATACAGATGAAGAAATTGTTAAGGATTGGCAAACTCTTTGCAAGAAACCATTGAACGATGACGTTACAAATATTTCAGCTACAAATGTTGTTGGTATGAAGATTATGAAAAAATATATGAAGCATTTTCATGATGTGACAAATTACAAGGGTGTATCTGTTTCATCGTTGTGGAAGAAGGAGCACTTAGAAAAGGCGTTGCGATTTAACCGCAAGAATCATTCCACTCCTTACGCCTCAGAAATTGTCAGATCATTATCTTTTACAAATGGACTTGGCAAGGTCACCATGTATCGTCCACTTATGGCGCGTAATATTGTCTCTTATTTCAAAGCAAAGAGTGTTCTAGATGTGTGTGCTGGTTGGGGTGGAAGAATGTTAGGGACAAAGAGCATAAGCCAATATGTTTCTTATACTGGCATTGAACCTTGTGAAAAAACGTTTAAGCACTTGTGCACAATGTGCAATGATTTGGAGATTGATAATATCATGCTTGTCAATGAGCCTGCTGAAAAGTTCTTGAATGAACTTCCTGCAAGCATGAAGTTTGACGTTGCTCTCACAAGCCCACCATATTACAATTTGGAGCTGTATTCAGACGAAGACACGCAGTCAACAACAAATTATTCCAATTACAAATCGTGGATTGAAAAATTCTTGGAGCCAGTAATTAAGAATGTTATGAATCGCGTTACTTACAGCTGTTGGAGCGTGAAGAATTTCAAGACGGATAAGAAGTATGATTTGTTGGCAGATGTTACACGAATTCACGAGGAGAATGGATGGAAGATGATGGATGTTAAATTCACCATGTCAAATAGCAAGCGACCTGGTGCCAATGGATCTTCAGAAACAAATGAAGCATCTGGTCCAAAGAAGACAGAGGAAGTAACGTATGTCTTTATCAAGGCATAAAAAATTGAAACTTGTTATTTCGCAAAATAATAAATAACTATTTAGACATGCCTCCTATAAGAGTAACCCTTGAAAATAAAGATTTGTTTCTTAACAAAAAGATAGAATTTAATACGGACAAAGTAACTGGAACGAAAGAGAAATTTACGGCAACTGTTGAAAAGGTTAATGAAAAATCTTTAAAGATATCAGGGTTCCCACAAATAAAAAATAATTTGAAAATTGAAACCAGAAAAATAATTTGCTACGAAATTTAGGATTATAAATTAACCTTGTTGATGATACTTTAATAATTATAAATAAAAAATAAAAAGCTATAATTAAATTTATTTTTTATTAAATGTTGTATTATTTTTTAATTCAAACTATCATAAAATTCTCTGACTTTTTTATTGATGAGAATCTTGGACGCGTCAAATGAGGTCAGATATAATCCTTCCAAACTTTTTACTCGCGACAAAGCTACATACGTTTGTCCGCATTCAAAAACCCCACTACCAACATCTATTTCTCCTGCATCCATCGTCGCGCCTTGTGATTTGTGAATAGTAATAGCCCACGCTAATATAAGAGGAATCTGATAAACTCCAATCCCTGGAATATTTTCACTTTCCCACAAATGATAGTTCATTGTCATTTCATGTCCATTTCTATACTTAACAACCGGCAATCCTTGCTCGGTAAATTTAGTAACAATCCCTTGACTGCCATTGCAAATCATTTCTCCAGTTGGCATTTCTATATTTACTACACACATTACTTGAGCACCAACTTTTAATTTTATAATATCATTACAAAGAATGCTATTATGAATGTTCAACAATTCAACATCTATTTGTTCTGGTGTCATTTTTGGCAAAGGAATTTTATCTTTTCCAAGAGATGGAATAGTTTTTGAATATTTCAATTTAAACTCGTATTCAGACGCGTTAAGTTCTGCCATTTTTCTTTCATTAATAGCATCAACTCTGCTTCTAATAGGAAACAATTTTGTGGGTTGAATTAATGATCCTTCTTCAACTTGTCTGCCAACAAGACTCAACAAAATATCATTGCTACTCTTTTTCAATCTACCTTCGCGAATCTGATTTAATATTTTTGTATAGACTTCGTCGGTTTGTCTGAATATTTTTGCAAGTTTTACAATATTTTCCTTTTCAAACGTTTCGTTCCAGAGTGAACTTTCAAAGCAATATCGCATTGTTTCTGGATCTTCTTTATTTCCAACAGGTGGAAGCTGATAAAAGTCTCCCAAAAAGATTATTTGTATTCCTCCAAATGGTCTTCCATTTTGTCTGGTTGCTTTTCCAATAGCATCCAACATCTCAAATATTTTTTGAGACATCATGCTAACTTCATCTATAACCAATATGTCAACGCTCTTCCACGATTTTACTTTATATTTATTAAGTGTTACCCTTTTAACATGCATTCCAATAGTTCCATTCCCTAGTCCAATTCCAGACCATGAATGTATAGTTTTTGCTTTACATCCAATCAAAACGGCGGCGCAACCAGTAAGCGCGCAGATTTGAATATTTAAGTTTTTGCGTTTTGCATCTAATTGAAGTTGTTTTATAAGGGTTGATTTCCCAGTCCCTCCTGGTCCTGTAATAAATATATTTTTTCGCTGAATATATTTATCAAATGCGATTTGTTGTTCTTGAGACAAATTCATTAAACTACTAATTAACGTGTAATTTGGTTATTTAAAGTTCAATTTTATTTTTAATTAATGTTGTTTATATTTTCTAAAATTTTAACTATTTTTAATTCTTTCAACTTTCTAACATCACTAATAATTTTATACAATCTGTATTTTTGTAAATCTCTAGATTGAGTGTTATTTTTATAATAATTAATGTGATTCTTAACAATATTATATGATTTTAAAAAATTGTAATCTATCATGTTATAACTAAAAAACCATTGTTTAGAACATTGATTTCTAAAATAATCATTATTTTTACCAAGTTCGTAATAAAACCAATAAACTGCATGATAATCTTTTCTAAATCCAGTTTTAATGCAATCAATTGCGGACGGTTTAAAATAAGGTTCGTCATAAAAATATACATTTTCAAATTTTTTTTTTAAAAGTTCAATAAAATGACTATCTTTTGGCGAAGCAATAAAAAAAGTTTCCCACATATGAAATCCATAGTTAATGAATTTTAATTTTTTTATTGAAAAAAAAACATCTAATTCGGAATCTTTATTGAATGAATCGTGGACAAATTCAAAATTTTTATTTATAAAAGTAGAAGCATCAACCCAAATCCCACCATACTTATATAAAAGACAAAACCTAAAATAATCCGACTGTTTAGCTAAGCCCAATTTTGATAATTTAATTTTATTTTCATCAGAAACGTCAATATAATTATATATATTTTTTGCATTTAATAAATTTATAGTATAATTGGTTAAATTAGTTTTCCAAGAACTTAAACATAAGTCAATAAGCTCTGGAGGTTGTTCATCGTGCCAATAACTCCAAATTAATCTAGGAATATCTTTCATATAATAAATATTATATTTATATCAAATATAATATTTATATCAAATATAATATTTATATCAATTATTCTTATACCGCGTAAATAAAAAACTTGGCAGCATCAACAAGCTTCCTAAAAGAAGAAACCTTTTGTGGGATGTTGTAAGCATCAAATTCTTCCTCTTCCTCATAATCACTGCTATCATCGTCGTCATCATCATCGTCATCTTCGTCATCGTCATCGTCATCTTCCTCTGGAACATAGTCACTGTCATTGGGATCATCGCAATCTTCTAGGGACTCATCGTCTAAAACAAAAGATTTCTTCTTACATTCCTTTTTATACTCATTCTCATCATAATCGCTGTCGCTTTCGTTGTCATACTCACTCTCATAATCCTCTTCATAATCATACACAGCCTTGCTCTGGGTCATTTCCTTGGGAGCCTTCCAACCCTTCACGTCATTCCAAGAGGCATTAATTAAAAATTCTTGAGCCAACTTATGCAAGATGGCATATTCTGTTCGCGCATGAAGTTGTGCGATGTTTGAAATTGGAAGTTGCTTCAATTCATATTCACTATACAAGCGGTTGGTCTCGCTCATTGACCAAGGAAGTCGGTGTCTGCTAGCGGTTGCTGTCATGGTATACATTATAATCTTATGTTCCCTTTAATACAATTTTATAAATATTTTATTAGACCACTTGAGCTGCCGGTCTATGGGTAACAAGCAGTGTAAACTTTGACGCAATCCACGTTCCAAAGACAACCCACATTGTTGAAATATTGTTTGCGCCATTTATAATGCACCATCTAAATGCAGAACAATGCGGAGCCGCAACCATTAATGGAGACATAATAAAACCCATGAAGGTTAACGGAACGCAATAATAAACATATAGTTGGGCTGCAACAAAGTGGATGACAACCCACAACAAGTACAATCCTGCGACGGTATTAATAAATTCTAAATATGGGCGCACCTTATTAATCAAACTGACCGAATTGTCCATTCTCAAGCGTTTCATTGATGTTGTTTATTTTTACCAACTAAGTATTTTCAATTTTTTTTGAAATGAAATAATTGGACCAAATAAATTAATAAGCCACACTAAATCTAATATTGTTTATTGGTTGATATTCTGCCCCCGCAAAAGACGAGTTAAAGACGCGATTTTCTATTAAATCCTTTATTATTGGTTCAGGACCGTAAATTTTTAATAAACGTTTATAAGATAGTTTATCAAACGCGGTAGTTAAATTGTAAATGTTTATTAGGCCATTGCTGCCGGCCTGTGTAGGAATGCTATAAAAAAATATACTCAGTAATTTTGTTTGTTTTTCAAAGACACCGTATCCCAAAGAAACATTTGTTCCTATTAAAACCCTCTGCAAAGTCTTTACTTGCGGTTGTTTATTAAACCTAATTTTAGAATCGCATGCAAATGCATTGTCTCCTATTTCTCCGCCATATATTAAAACTCTATTAATTGAACGACAATTAAAAAATGCAGCTTCTCCAATTTTATTCATAGTTGCAGGAACAACAAGAGGTCCGGCTGAATTTATTTTTACACAGTCACAAAAAGCTTGGATTCCAATACTTTTCACCGCCGCGATATTTACCATTCCCTCAAGAAGCATGCACTTGTAAAATGCAGTATCTCCAATTTTTATAACTTTATCAAATTTATTCACCTCCACTAAATTTGTGCAATACGCAAATGCGTTGTCTTGAATGACTGTAACGTTATTCAAATTTACAAATTTCAGTGTTTTACAACTTCTAAATGCATTGGGGCCAATAGTTGTTATGCGGCTGGGAATAGTGTATGAATTATTATTCGGCTCACGTTTAATTGGATACTGAAGCAAAGTTTTTTTGGTATTGTCTATTAAACATCCATCGTCAGCACCATACCGGTTATTGGAGACACCAACAGAAAATGACTGTAAACTAGAACACATCGCAAATGCATTAAATCCTATCTCTTTTACACTATTGCTAATTTTAACAGTTTGTAACTTTACACACAAGGCAAACGCGTAGTCTCCAATTGACACCAACGATTTGGGAAGCTTCACAGTAGTCAAACTCTTACAAAGATAAAATGCTTTTTCATCAATGTATTGAAGGCCTTCGGAAAAAGTAATTTGTGTTAAATTAACACAACGATTAAATGCGTTTTTTCCTATTTTTTTAACAGTATTTGGTATTGTGTACGATTGTACATTCTTTATAAATTCACCTGATACACCCGTCAAGACTCCTTTACTGATTGTCACCCCATTGACAGTTGCAATTGCGCTGGGATATAAATTTTCACTACTCATTTTGAATTAAATATATACATTCTTTTAAATTAAAATTAACAAAAAGTATTTATCTCAAATACCCTTCAAAGATAAATTGATTATTAGATGCGTCATACGCGATAGAATTAAATGATGTGTCAAAAATAAGATTTCTTCTAAGAGAATTTGTTGCCGAGTTAGACGGTGGATTTAAAATTTGTCCCAATATATTTTCAGTAATGCTTGACAACGTATTTTGAATATCTGAACTGGTAAAGGTTGTACGATTAGCATTATTAAGAGGATTTGAATTGCTATTTCTCTCTTGAGTTGGTTCTTCTAACATGTCTTCCTCTTTTGTTTCTTCTTCAACGTTGGCTTCATTTGTTGTCGGAGCGTTTGAATTATAGTCTCGTATATCACATCTGCAAACAGGACATCTTACATTTGTTTGAAGCCAATTATCAATGCCATTTGGAGAAAAAATGTGACCGCATGGAATTATTTGAGTAACGACACTATTATTTTCAAATCTATCCAATGTTACGGGACAAGAATTGTTGAGCGGGTTTTCAATTTCGGAAAAATTAACAATTCTCGTCGCGGTTTCAATTTGTTGTCTAGTTGGAACAACTGGAATGCGGTCATAAAACGTTCTTAAAAGATTAGTAAAAAAATTAGTATCATTTTCATTTTCTCTTGGAGGGCGCCCTTGCAAATCGGCGAATGGAATACTTCCATAATACATATATCTTCTATTTGTTGTAGTTTCTGTGTGATTGCGACGTCTCCTTTGTTCTTGTGAAATTCTAGAGTTATGGCTCTGAATGTGACTATTTTGTCTAAAACTGTGTCTAGGAGTATTTGAATTTTGAGTTGAGGTTGAATTTTGAGTTGAGGTTGAATTTTGAGTTGAGTTTGAATTATTTCGCGGTTGATTCAAACCAACAATCTGATTTATATTTCCTCTAATTTCATTTTGCAATTCACGCAAGGAATCCATCTGACGCGTTGTGTGGTTGTAAAAATCTATATACAAATCTAAAAGCAATCGTTGATCATACGATAATTCAAAATTTTGAGACATAATATATATTGTTATAAAAATATGTTTAAATATAAATTATCATAACTACTAAGACAAAAATTATGAACTTTGACAATTACAAAGATATGGGTTTAACTGGTTTGGCCAATTTGGGCAACACGTGTTTTGTTAATTCTTGCATTCAGGTTCTATCTCATACATACGAACTAAACAATTTTCTTAATGGAGGTGCGTATAAAAGAAAGCTAAAAAATAAACACGAATCCGTATTATTAATTGAATGGGACAATTTAAGAACGTTAATGTGGAGCGAAAACTGCATTATATCTCCAGGAAAATTTATTAAAACCGTTCAAAAAATTGCTCATATAAAAAATATGGATTTATTTACTGGATTCGCTCAAAATGACTTGCCAGAATTTTTACTTTTTTTAATAGACTGCTTTCATTCCAGTTTGGCTCGTGAAGTAAATATGAGCATAAATGGTGATGTTACAAATGAAACAGATAAGATGGCAGTTCAATGTTTTGAGATGACAAAAAAGATGTTTGCAAAAGAGTATTCAGAAATATGGAATTTATTTTACGGGATTCACGTGTCGCAAATTATTTCATTGGAAACTGGTGAAGTTTTAAGCACATCGCCTGAACCCTATTTTATGATTAATTTATCTTTGCCAAGCGATAATAAGAGTCCTAGTTTAAAAGACTGCTTTGATTTATATGTTAATGGGGAGACGTTGGGTGGAGAAAACGCGTGGTTTAATGAAACCACAAATAAAAAGCAAAACGTTCAAAAAAAAATTGTATATTGGAGCATGCCGTCAATCCTGGTTGTTGATATTAAACGGTTTAATCATAGAAATCAAAAAAATCAGATTTTATTAACATTTCCATTAGAAGATTTTGACGTATCTAGTTACGTTGTTGGTTATAAAAAGGAAACGTATATTTACGATTTATATGGAATATGCAATCATAGCGGAAATGCTTATGGTGGACATTATACGGCTTTTATTAAAAATGCAAATGGAAAATGGTATCATTTTAATGACACAAATGTTACAGAAATTACAAACTTGCAAGAATTAATAACGACAAAAGCATATTGCCTATTTTACAGAAAAAAAACAATTCAATAATATATATATGGAGGCCAGCACAAGTTCAACAATAGAACCAGAAAGTATGTATGGTTATATTAACAATTTATTAATGAATCCGACAGCTTTAATAATACTAGTCATAATTGTATTAATATATTTAATTGTTTTTGTTTCTTTAGGAGATTCTTCAAACACAACCAGTTCATTTTCAACTAGCGGATCATCTGGATTAGATAAAACGTCGGGAATAATCATTGCCATTATTGTAGGCATATTTGTAATATTATTATTATTCAACGTATTGCAATACTTTTTTAGTATTGATATTATGGCATCTGTAAAAAATTTATTTAACCCCACAAATCCTCAACTAGACATTACTGTAAATGAAAATACTGGTAAAGGCGCAGACTCATCAGAACCTATCCCAGAAATTTCAACAATACAGCAAGTATTTAATATTCCTGGCAATTATTATGGCTATGAAGATGCAAAAACATTGTGTCAAGCGTATGGTTCGCGTTTAGCAACATACAACGAAGTGGAGGATTCGTATAACAAAGGCGGAGAATGGTGCAATTACGGATGGTCGGATGGTCAAATGGCGTTGTTTCCTACTCAAAAAACTACATTTGCTAACCTGCAAAAAATTCCTGGACATGAACACGATTGTGGAAGACCTGGCGTAAATGGTGGTTACATGGCAAATCCCCACATTCAATACGGTGTAAATTGTTTTGGTTACAAACCAAAGATTACAAGCGAAGAGGAAGAAATGATGCAAAATACAACTCCTTATCCTAAGACCGAAAAGGATATTTTATTTGAAAAACGCGTAGATTATTGGAAGACAAAGTTAAATGATATTTTGGTGTCACCATTTAACTACAATAGTTGGAGCCGATTTTAAACTTATTATTATCCTTTATAAAAGAATAATAATAAGAATTAAGAAACTTAGTTTGCAATTAATTTTTGTTTTTTTGTTTTTTTATTTGAATCTAGGTTAGACCTCCTTGTTTTTCTCTGTTTTTTAGAACCTCCCTCCACTTCAACCATTTTCAATAACTTTTCGTGAATATCGTCTCCGATAACAGTGTCATCATTTTGGATTCTGGATTGATAATCGCCGCCAAACTGTTTTCTAGTAAAGGTAACTAGTCCGGCAGGAACAGCTAAATCTTTGAACAAATCAGCAACGCTTCCGCCTCCGCGTTGTAGTCCAAGATTTCTTGTAATTAATGCAGGTTCTCCTTTCTGCAATAAAATTGATTCAACTGTAAAACCTGCGCTCTGGATTTTTCCGCCTGACTTGTTAAAAACTAAATCGTGATCTTGAATAATATGTTGTTCGACCATATACATTATAAGTATATAAATTAATTGTTAGAAATCCGCTTTATTTCTGGAACAACCTTAACCTCACGTTTCTCTTTTAAATATTCAACTAACTGCTTTACTTGCGTTTGATTTTTAATGACTTCTCCTAAAGATTTTTCAACGTATTTAAATGTCAAAGGAGAAGAAACTTTTGTATTAACAAATCTCAATTTTCCATCGCTAATTTGAACTGTAGCATTTCTTAAATTATTTTCTTCAACGTGATTTGTTATATTTTCACTCAATCGGGTTTTTCTCTCTCGCAACTCGTGAATCTTTTCATTCAAAAGTCTAATTTGGTTGTCAATTGACACCCATTGTTGTATATTCTGTTCAAAACTCATATTATTGCAATTTATATATTGAACCTATAAAAAATTAGTAGAAAATTAGTAGAAACAAATAATATTTTATAGAAAATTATAGAAATGTACAATAATATCAATAATAACAACGTTTTGCTAACACACAAAAAAAATCAGCTAATCCCCTTAAATGACCCAAGAAGAAAATTAGTTGGAAAAACTATTTTATTTACAAATGCTAGAGATGAAAAAAATATAAAAGAATGGGTTGCTCATCATCTAATTTTAGGGTTTGAATTAATTTATATTTTTGACCATAAATCTACAACGCCTATATCGCAGGAGCTAAGAAACTTTAAGAAAGGTGTTATTGTTGAACGATGCGAAATGGACGGTCCAATAAAAATGCCATTAATGTTAAAAGCCGCTAAAATTGCAACTGTTGCGGGCGCCGATTGGATGTTATATTTAGATGCAGACGAGTTTTTAGTTTTAAATGCTTTTCAACATGTGAAACAAATGTTAAAATATTATTTAATGGCTGATTCACTTGCAATTAACTGGTTACTGTTTGGAACAAACAATTATATAAAAGATCCTGAAGATGGTCTAATTATTGAAAACTATACAAAATCTGACAAGCTTATTGATAAACACGTTAAGACGTTTGTTAGACCATCTCAGGTTGTAGACGCTATAACACCTCATTATTTTGTCATATCAAATCCAAGTAGAATGGTTTCAATAAACATGACCCCTATGAGCAATTCGCAGTCGTTTAATGAATGGCCGATTGAATATAATAAATGTCCCGCATTTATAGCTCATTATGTTTATCAATCCGAAGAGTCTTATATTAATCGTAAAATAAATTTGCCGAGAGACGATAATAGTTTATATAGAAAAATAGAAGAGAATATACATTCAAAGCACAATTCAGTTGAAAATGAGTTAGTCAAAAACAAATATGCAGATGGCATAAATGTTCTGTTGGAAAAAATAAAAAACAGCTAAGAAAATTACCTTTGAAAGTGGTTTTAAGAGAGAAAAATAATAATTATTGCGTTGAACAACTATTATTTTTGCTTAATTTTAAGGCTTGTGTGTAAAGTTTATTTGCGGTGCTTGCGACTCTTGCCACCCTGCTTCACTCCTCTGCGCTTGGAGAAACGGTTTTGGGCGGCCCATAAACCAAAAGGCACTAAAGCGGTGCTGAGAACTTGGCCCCAGTATCCGCCGCGTTTGGTGCGTCTCTTGCCTCCTTGTTGACTTTGCACTGGTCTAACAGATTGTTGACCTTGCACCCCAACACTGGAAAAACCGGGATTAGATGGCTCATTTGATCTCATTAATTGGGAATCAACGGAACCATTTACATATGTACCGTATGTATTGCCACTATCGTAAGCTTGACCACCACGTCTCTTGCGTCTTCTGCCACCAGCCAAAGCCATGGAACGAGAAGCGGATCTAGAAGCTCTCATTAAGCCTTTCGCCATTCTTCGGCTTCTTCTGCGTCCACCCATTTGGCTAGTTGATGTTAAAGGGTTCGCCACTGAACTTGTGCTATTCGTTGTTGCGTTCATTATAATAATAAATGAGAAAATATTAAAAATTTTTTGTTATTAAATTTTTATTACGCAAGACCAAAATTAAAAGAATTAATATTGCTAAAATCATAATAAATATTAAAAAAACAAGAAAAAGCGTTATGTAAATATACGGATTAATAATATTAAATATTAATTCAATTACTGGACTACAAAATGATTTTAATTCTCCTTTAATATCATCCCTTTTAAGTATATCCAAACATTGTTGAATCAGCGAATCCTTCATTATTAAACAATAAACATAATAAATATAATAAACATACTAAATACATTGTTTCTTAATTTTTTGCGTGTTAATATAGTTTAAATTTTCTGAAGAAAAAATAATGGACAACATATATTTACCAAATGACCAGTTTGATTTTTCTCAATTGTCTTTAGCGCATCCCACGGGAATTCAGGGAGGTGCATATTTTACAAAAATACAAATGCATAACAAACCATTATACATTGAAACGCCTAAATCGTTGACGCGTCAAGGTTTTGTTAAAAATGGTAAAAAAATTTATTGCGATTTAATGTTTGACAACAACGACGAACAATTAATACATTGGTTGGAAAGCCTTGAAACAAAATGTCAGGATCTCATTTACAAAAAAGCCGACACATGGTTTGAGAATAAGTTGGAATTGAATGACATTGAATCGGCGTTTGCGTCTCCAATGCGCATTTACAAATCCGGCAAATATTATTTAGTAAGAGTAAATGTTAAGGTGAATTATAGCACAAATGTGCCTCTAGTAAAAATATACAATGAAAATGAAACCCCAGTCACGATGGAAGACGTCACGCCAGAAAATAGTATTATATCTATCATTGAAGTTCAAGGTATTAAGTTTACGAGTAGAAATTTTCAAATAGAACTTGAATTGAAACAATCTATGGTGTTAAACTCGGAAAAGATATTTGAGAGTTGTCTCATTAAAAGTGTGGCGCCTAAACAAGTCAAAAATCCTCAAGAACCGATAGATGGTGAAAAATTAGTAATCAAGCAACAACTGGAACAAAGTGCAGAAAGTTTAGAAGAATATAAAATGAGCGATCACGTATTTGATTTAGAGAATGGTGAACAAAAAAATATGAACGATTCCAACGTTCAAAATGAAACGGTTGAAGATTTTACTGAAAAAATAAATGGAATGAATGTCTTTAGTAATAATGCAAACAAAGGGGAAGAGAAAGAAAATGAGAAAGAGAAAGAGAAAGAGAAAGAAATTAAGATAGATACTGCGATAGAAACATTAAGTGACATTGAAGAGTTGGTGGATACATCAAATGATTTAACTGAAGTAAATTTAACAACTACTGTTTCTGATTTAGAAACAATGACGCTTAAAAAACCAAATCAAGTTTATTATGAAATTTATAAAACGGCAAGAAATAAAGCAAAAGAGGCAAAGAAACAGGCAATTATTGCTTTTTTAGAAGCCAAGAATATTAAGAAAACATATATGTTGGAAGATTTAGACGATAGTGAAGATAGTGACATGGATTTTGACGATTTATCAGAAATTTCTGAAAATGATTTAGAAAAAGAACAATAGTTTTTATTTCAAAGATATCCAAATGTTTAGTGAAATAATAAAACAATTAAACTGTATTCAAAAAAATATTTTATAGCCTAATTTTATATAATGAGCAGCACCTTTAAAAAGCTATGGTCGGATTATGGTATTGGCGCAATTGTCGTCTTATTGATAGTTGCATATGGCGTTAGTGTCTTTGCAAAATATTTAACATCAAAGGGCATGTATGGGTCAGAACGCATGGAATCTTCTTCTGCGTCATACAAAGCTTCTGGAACCGGCGCCCCCAAGGGTTCTTCTGGTCCTCAACCATCTGAAGGTTTAGACCGAAACGAGGTATTTGCCTCAGTAAATGGTATTGCTACGCCCAATATTGGCGTTCCTACTTCATGCTCAAAGCCCAACATTCAGAATCCCTCCGATTTATTGCCCAAGGACTCCAACAGTCAGTGGGCTCAATTGAATCCCTCTGGAAAGGGCGATCTTGCCAACATCAACTTGTTAAAGGCTGGTTACCACATTGGTATTGACACCATCGGTCAAACCTTGAGAAACGCCAACTTGCAAATCCGCTCCGAGCCCCCTAACCCTCAGCTTTACGTGGGTCCCTGGAATCTTTCCACCATTGAGCCAGATTTTTTCCGACCTCCGTTGGAGTTAGGACAAGGAATTCAATAAAATACGCCCAGCTAATAAGTAACATTTTTAAATAATTATCAAAATATTTATTTGTTCAGTGACAAATTATAAATAATCTTTATATTCGTCATTTTTACACATATAAATATTTTGAACAATATTATCTAGACAAATTTTTTCAATATTTGAAATTAATCCATTTAACCAATGATATTTATTTTCATACACGTCTTTTTGCAATAGTCTTATTACAGAAAATCCATTTTCATTAGCACACTTCATCTTATATAAATCATTTTTTCTATTTTCTTCCGGAGAAGCCCAATTTCCTATTTGTTCAAAGTGTTGTTTTCCGTCCAACTCAATTATAATCTTTTCTTCTTCAATAACAAAATCAAATGGTAGGTAATTTTTATTTTTGCACCATTTTACCTTATATTGTCTTTTTAACGCTGGATAAGTAAATATTAATTTGTCGTATAAAATTTTTTCAGTTTTATTTACACAATAAGGACACCATATACCTTTAGTTATATCACTTAGTTTAGTTTCAAATGCATTATTGCATTCGTCGCAATCAAATTTAAATTTTTTATTAGTACTTTTGAATAAACTTCTGGGATTTAATGTTTTATCATGTAAATTAATACTCCTGTCAACAGAAGCAAACGAATTTGTAAAACAAGTGTAACATTTTTCATCTTCACACAATTTTTGATGCGCGCAATATGAACACCAATGACCTTTTGATGTTATTCCTTTAAGAATCATTTCTATTTCATGTCCACAATGACAATCAAATTTATATTTTTTTCTATCTGCATTTTTGAATACTTGTCTAGGATTTAATTGATTTTCATTAGACCAATATTTAGCTTTTTCATGCGATGCAAATGAATTGTTAAAACACATTTTACATTTTTCATTATCGCATAAATTTTTAGGAGGATTGCTGCAATAAGGACACCAATTATTTCCAAGATTTATATTTAATAATGTACTTTCAAATTGATGACTACAATCGCAGTTAAACCAAAATTTTTTATGAGAATTTAACGCAACATCACTAGGTTTCTTCTCATTTCTTTCACTCCAAAATAAAGCTTTAGGGTGTTTATCAAACATTTGTTTTTCGGTCATTTAATTTAGATAATTATTATTATTTCTAACGTTTAATTTGTTTTTATTATAATCAGCATTACGTAAACGCATTATATTATCTTTATAGTTTATAATACTAGAATAATATATGACAAACAGTTTATGGAAAGGCGATTTTTTTACATACATTATTATTGGATTTATTATTGTAATGTGCATTAAAATATACACAGAATCTGAATTATATAGCTTGAAATGCGTAATATCAACGGTGGATGGAAACAAATATTGTGTGAGAAATAGACAAAACATTAAAAAAGCGGCAAATTTATTGGCTACTGTTACAAACAAATGCAAAGAACTTGTAAAATATGTAGGTGAAAAATACCCAGACGATCCTGACGTAGAACGATTAGTAAAGAATTTTAACCCTCTAAAAATTAGTGAAACGCTTCCAAACAGTGAATTAACTGCTTATAGTGAAAATAAAGGAGAGAAAATTGCATTTTGCTTAAGCAAGACAAAAGAAAGCACAACGCTTATAGACGTTAACACATTAACATTCGTTGCCATCCACGAACTCTCTCACGTTATGACAAAATCTGTTGGCCATAAACAAGATTTTTGGCAAAACTTCAAATTCTTATTAGAAAATGCAAAGGCCGCTAATATTTATGTGCCGGTTGATTATAAAAAGAAACCTGAAAATTATTGTGGTATGACTATTACCGATAGTCCATATTATGATTTGTAAATAATTAAAACGCCCACGTTTAGCATTTTAATTATTTAAGTCTCCGCAAAAATGATAATAATGAAAAATTTATATATAAAATAATACTAAGAGTATATATAATGACAACAAAACACAATTCTATATATAAAGTAAATCATCTAATTGACAAGGAGACAATTAAAACTATATATGTATTTTTTGGAAACAATTTAGATGTTAAGAAACCTACTGAATTATTTAAGCAGGACCCAAAAAATGCCGCTTTTGTTGATAAAGTTTCAGGACAACCTATATTTGACGATGAAGAGCTTGAAAAAATTTTAGATAAATCTAAACCAATTGAAGTCCGTTTTTCAAAACAACAAATACATTTTGACGATTCAATTGGAACCATTAAATTAAAAATTTTGGCTGAATTTCCAAATGATTTTTCATTAGAACAAATATATCTATTTTGCTTGAAAGAAGAAAAGCTCAACTCAACAAACATTTATCAAACTCTTACGCAAAACAGCCGGTTAGAACTTACAAAAGTGCGTCTGAATCAATTTATTATGAATATTTACAAGGAGGCTAATGGCGCACCTGTTTCTTTCAATATTCCCGACAAACGAGTGTATAATTATGACGACATTTTGGATATGAACTTAAACGGCAATTCTTTTTTAATTGCAAAGGTTCTCGGTCAAAAGTTTTTTATTGTTTCCAATGAATATCCTTTTATTTGCAATCCATTTGATGTTGTAGAATACGATCCGTTTATTGAGAGAGCTGCTAGAAAATCTCTATCAACTCTAAACAGTCATCTTCTATTAAACACTGGAGACATTAACGGTAATAATATTTTTTTGTGTATTGCCGAAGATGTGTTGTTGAGAGCAAAAAACTCTGGTCTTTCAGAAGAAAACACAATCAATATATATTATCCGTTTCTCTCAAAAAGCAATATACACTCATATGAAGAGTTGGAGAACCAAAAATATGAGCTTATTGAAAAGAATAAATCATTGTTGAAGCCATCAACATTAAATACGTTTGAGAGTGTTAACATGTTTTATGACGTTTATAAATATAGAACAGAAACGACTAAATACAAATATAAGAGCAATGGCATTAAATTTATTAAATTTTCTATTAAACCAGAATTTATTGTTAAGATTCCGTTGGACGTAATATTTAAAATTATTCACGCAACGGATGGCAACCCGTTAATTAAATTCAATCCATCAACAAAACAAGAAAATGTATATCGTCTTTTCACAAATAAAACGTCAACAGACGGTAGAAAGATCCCAATGCTTGCAAAATCTAATATTTTCAAATTGATGAGAGATATTGGCAAAACAAAATCGGTTAGCGTGTATGTAGATAACGTGGAAGGGGTTTCTCTCTTAACGTGCGATTTTGAAGACAATGGAACCATCAGTATTACGTGTGATTGTGAAAAAATTATGTCCCTTGAAACAATAGAAAATATTGTTAAAAAGCACGCAAACCCAATTATACAAGAGGTCAAGGATTTTTTAGAGCAAAGTGGTTATACGGTTGGTCTTTACACAAACATATACAATGAAAATGTAGATGTGAAACAATTGGATTATCAAACAGCGTTTGAGATTACAAAACCAATTAAAATGAACGAGTTTATGGGTTGTATTACAAGCGCATTTATTATTGAGTCTAAAAATTTGAAAGCTAAAACGGGAATTAATATGCGATTCAAACGTGTTGCCAACTTTAACAAGACTACCAGCCAAGAAGCGTTCGTTATTGAACAGGCAAATAATAAAGATGGTTTAAAGGGTCAAGAGATAGTATTGGCACTTATTGAAAATTATAGAATGACCGAAACTGATGCAAGAAATCTAATACAGAAGTTGGCCAGCGAAGTGCAAGTAGAACGAGGCGTAAGAAAAACTGAAATTGAAATTAAAATGAACCCTGGGTTCAAAACAAATATCACTTTAAACAGCATTACAAGCACTGTAACAATTACAGTTGAGAATATAAATGACATATATTATCTCAGTACAATCCCCATTTATTTAGATTCCTTTATTCGTTTAACGCAGGATAAAAAGAGCACACTAGTCCCAACAAAGACAATTAATTCATTGTGTTCTGGAGAAGAAATTGTTGAACTTCAAGTGGATGAAATTGTTGCGCCGTCTGAACAAGCTTTTCCTGATCAAGAAGTGCCAATTATTGAGGGCGAAGACATGGATTTTGAACCTTACTCCGAATACATAGAAGGTGTTGAGAATTTTAAAGAGCAAAAATTCGCAAACGCGTTAGATTTAATTTACGGAGATGGAGACGAAGAATATGAGGAGGAAGAAGAACCTTTAAGTAGAGGCGGTCAATCAAGTAGTGGTTCAAGTTTTCCTGAAGGAGATGTAATTGCAAATGATTTACAAAGCGACGAAGCAAAAAACTCTGAAATCGGTTCTTTCTCAACTTTCGGAGAATCACTTCCATCTTCTTCGCCAACTCCTCCAGTAAAAACAGAGAAACTAGAAAACCCCAAACCTGTGGTAAAAAAAGTGTTACAATTGAAAGAAGAAAAAGAAAAAGAAAATGACGACGACGACGACGGCGAAGATCAAGTGAGAGATATTGTTGGCATGCGTTTAAAAAATCCTACACCATTTGCGTCAAAAATGTATGAATTGGAACCAACATTATTTTTAAAAGAGGATAAGGGAAAGTTTTCTAGATACTCGCGCAGTTGTTCTTCGTCAGCAAAAAAACAACCAGTGTTAGTAACTGAAAAAGAAATACAAGAGTTGAAAGATGAAGACTATGAAAAAATTATTAAAAAATATGGAAAAGAACAATTTGAGGCTTTTACAAAGGAAAAACAAGATAAAATTGTTCAGGATGAAAGTTTTTTACGACCAGAAGATGTAATAAAGTACGGATCAACCCAAGATAACAAATATTATTATGTTTGCCCAAGATACTGGTGTCTAAAAACTAATAAACCAATTGACCCAAAAGAAATGGTTGATGTATTAGACCCAAAAACTGGAAAGATGATTAAGAAACATCCTACCTGTGGTGGAATCATACCAGATGGACAAGACGAAATCAAAAATGATGGAAATTATGTGTATGAATTTTTTGACACAGCAGAACACGGTTCAAGAGAGAAATATAAAAAGCATTATCCTGGCTTTTTAAAATCAGAAAAACACCCGGATGGTCTATGTGTTCCTTGTTGTTTTACGAAATGGAATACTCCTGGCCAGATTGGAAGACGCAAAGAATGCGCGCAAAAAGAAGAAGAAAAAGAAGAAGAAAAAGAGAAAGAACCAGAAAAGCCAGCTGTTAATTCCGAATCAGAAAAACCTCGCGCGCCTGAAAAAGTCGTTGAGAAAGATAATTATGTAAAAGGTCCTGAAAAATTTCCTCTAGATAATGGTAGGTGGGGTTACTTGCAATTTAGTATTCAGATTTTTTTCCAGGAAGCAAGTTCAACGTGTCAAATTAGTAAAACAAATACAAATATTAAACCAAATCAAACGTGTTTATTAAGACACGGCGTAGAATTCAACGAAAAACAGTCATTTATAGCTTGTATTGCTGATGCAAAATATTATGGAGACACTCCAAATATACCTAGCATAAAAGAAATGAAAAAAATTATAATAAATTCGCTTAACATTGACAATTACATTACTTATCAAAATGGCAACAATGTTACTAGCTTTATGGTTGACGATTTCTCTCACATAACCGATCTATCAAAATACAATGGTTCTGAATTATATAAAAAAATATACAATAAATCAAACAGTAAAGTAGAACCTTCTGAAGAAAACTATTTTAAGAGGGTAGTTGCATCATATGAGAATTTTATAGCATATTTAAACGACGATACTCAAATTATAGATTACACATATTTATGGGACATTATATGCACACCCAATCCTGCGTTATTTTCACAGGGAATCAATTTAATAATTATGGATATTGTAAACAATGATTCAACTAATAATATTGAATTAATATGTCCAACAAACCATTATTCCAATGAGTTCTACAATCCTTCAAAGCAGTCTTTGTTCATTGTTAAGATGGACGACTTGTATGAGCCCATTTATTCTTATGAAAACAAAGTCAAATCAACAAAAGTCGTGAAAACTTTCAGCGAGTTAAGTTTGACTTTGCAAGCAAATATTAGGGCTATATTTAAGAAAATTATTAAGCCCGTTTTGCATGATACTTGCGGACCACTTCCAAGTATGCCAAACATTTATAAATATAAAGCACCCATTTTGTTGTCAAAGTTAATAGCCGTGTTGTACAAGAAAAAGTATGATGTTGAAAAACAAATATTAAATTATCAGAGCAAAGTTATTGGTCTCTACGTAAAAAAGGAAAGCGGAATTTCTGGATATGTCCCGTGTTATCCATCTTCTTTAGATCAAACATATCCAAATATTGTTTTTATGGACGATGCAAGTCTTTACTCAAACTACGAAAAAACATTGTTATTTTTAAATACAGTTTACAAAGATACCAAAGGAGCGGTTCCAATTAAACCCGAATTTAAAATTGTTGAAGATGAACATGTTGTTGGTATATTAACGGAGACAAATCAATTCATTCAGTTATCAGAACCAATGCCATTATCTAACGTAAAAGACTCCATACCAACAATGAACGACAACAATTACGTTGTTAAAGCGGATAATGTTCCATTAGTATCAAGTGATTATGCAATTGCCACATCTGAAGAAAATGATTCAGAAAGAACGACGTATATTAAAAAAATTAAATTGGAAACAAACTTTTACAATGTATTCAGAAACACTATTAGAATTTTATTAAATGATTACGAGAACATCAAAATGAGAGAAAATATTGAATCTGTTTTAAACAAGCCATACATATTATATTCGGCCAAGCTCCACGAAATGGTTTCTCTCTTGAAAAAATTAGTGGCAGATGAAAATGCAGTTGTTTTTGATGATAGTTATGATTATAGTTTGATAAACTCTGTGTCATCCTGCATTGTTTTGCCAAAGGATAAGTGCGAAGCAAAACGTCCCGTTTGCGCTGTTGCAAGCAATAATAAATGTAAAATAATTATACCCAAAAATAATTTATTGTCAAGCAAATATGACAATGAAACTCTGTATTTTGGAAAGATGGCGGATGAATTAATAAGATATAGTAGAATAAAATCATTCATATTTCAGCCACAAACTTATCTATCGTTTGGGGCTATTGGATACAATTTGCGAGAGAACGAGATTATTGTTATTCAATCACTTTTGACAAAAGATTATTTTGACGGCCTTGTTCCCGAGGTAAAAAATAAATACGCAACTTATAACACATACGACAACGCAGAACCAAAACAATCGCAAGTGTACGAAAATGCCGTTGTCATTAATGAAACGCAAAAATTAGATGTGGAAGTTGAACGCAAAAAATGTTTCCCATCAGAAAGTCATATATCGTCAAAAATTTGGAAGGACAGTTTTCCTTCTGATTTTAAAGAGATGTATTACGAAGACACAAATTGTGGGTTTTACTTACTTATTGACGTTGTGCTTGAATTCACAAAAAATAATTTGAAGATAAATGAAATTAAAGCCGTACTATTGGAAGAATACAATAAATATTTGGGAACATATGGGGATCAAATTATAGACATTTTGATTTTGGAAGGTAAGAAGACGCAGGGTTTAAGAGTTAAACAAAAAACATTATCATTTCAAAACTTTATTTACTCAGAGGATTATTACATTACAAACTTGGACATTTGGATGATAATGAGCAAATATAAGATTCCTTCTATTATTATTTCATCTAAACCATTTATTTTAACAAAAAAGGAAAAAACTGCTCTAGCGCTTTACGGAGACTTGGCGAACAAATTTGTCTTCATTTTTAGTCCAGCAATGCGAGCGGAAATTATTCCAAAATATAGTCTTATATTGTCATTACCAGAGCACATTTTGTTTCACTCGTTAGACGTTATTAAAAGCGAAGATACTTTGAGTGAAGTTAATGAATCTGTTGAGAATATTCCAACAGTGGAAAATTTTTTGCAGTCATTTACAAAAAAAGAATTGCCCAAAAAAGCAGTTAAAAAACCAGCAGTTAAATTAATACTTCAACCAGATGAACCTGATATTGAGGTTAAAGCTCAAACAAAAAAACAAAGAACCACCGTTGTTGTAGCAAAACCAAAACAAAGGTCTAAGAAAAACATCAAATTTGCTATAGAGGAGTAAAACATTATTGAATTTAAAATAAAATAATGTTTTATGAAATAGATTCATCGTCTTCCTTTTCTTCTTCATCTTCGTTGTATTCAACGTTGCCATTAATATTTGAATTAAAGTTATAAACTAAATCTGGTACTTCATTTTCATCATCTTCTTCGTCAGAATCTAACACAGGAGTTTCAACAGACTGAGAACGAGGACGTTCCCCAGGTTCATTGTAATAATGATAATTATATAAAAAGCTTTGGAATCCGCCATAAACTATATTTTCTCCCTCTAATCCTGCGTCATTTTCTTCGTATAGATAGATTTGTCTTTTAGGTTTTTTATTTAAACTGCTTGGGTTATATTCTTTATAAAAATTCATATGATCGTCATTAAACTGATACTCCATTTTTCTATTATTAAACATAACTCTTTTAATTTTGCAATACTTTCTCCCAAATTTTGGATTAAAACCAATAAATAGTCTTAGTTTTCTTTTTAGCGTATATTCTGCATTACATTGTTTATACGTTCCATTTGTTGCATGAATCCAACTATAGTATAAATGCAAATATGGTTTCATTATATTCATTAATTTGTCCTTTGGAAATTCCTCATCAATGCGCAACTTTTTTGTAATATGTCTGCAGTCTAAAAACATGTCTTTAAATATTGGATATAATGCGTCGTGATGAGCATTATAAATATAGTTTTTAATAAAAGTGTTGATAATGTTAAACTCGTAATTGTACCGAAATGTTTTCATGTTGAAATTAGACACAAAATATCCCTGAAACAACTCTGGGACAACGCAATTATTCCATCTCATGAAAAAATAAATATTATACAACTCGGCATTAGTTAACATTAAATTGTTATAAGGATTTTTTGTAATAATAGGCTCTGGAGCAAAGTCTATGCAGTTGGATAAATTTCTGTTTAAAATATTTATCAGGTCCTTTATAGAAAAATAGTAAATTGAATTATTCTGATGCATTATGAATACGTTTGAACTTTTGGGATTCAAATCATTCATGCATAAATCAGTAGTAACTTGTATTGTGGCTTTTTTAAATTTATATAGTTGCGCCAATTTTACAAAAGAATAATACACTCTCTGGATCCTTGAAAACACTTCCAAAATTTTATTTTTTTGAGACTCTGACACAAAGACGTTTTCAATAATCGTGTTTATGCAATTAAACTTTTTGCTTATATTATCGTGCATGTCAAAATCGCTCTCATCCTCGCGCAAATTAAAAAAATAATAATAAAACAGATTATTTATTGGATTATTTATGTAATTGTTTGAATAAATATAACTACAAAACTCGTATTGATTATTTTTATCAAGCATAAAAATTTTGTCTTGATTAAAAAATTTTTGAATAATTATACGAAGTGCATTCATTGAAACTTGCCTTACATAAATTTACAGGCATTTATTTAATATATATTTTTTGTAAATATTAAATAAAGTGTTTTTATTTTTTTTGCTTTTATTTTTTTTGCTTTTATTTTTTTTGCTTTTATTT